ATGAACAGAACGATTCTTGTACCCATCGATATTTCAGACTCAGAATTAACTCAACGTGTTATTGCCCATGTTGAAGCAGAGGCAAAAATTGACGATGCACAGGTTCATTTTTTGACCGTAATTCCGTCACTACCCTACTATGCTTCCCTGGGATTGGCCTACTCGGCAGAGTTACCGGCCATGGAAGATCTGAAAGCCGAAGCAAAATCTCAACTGGAAGAGATTATCAAGAAGTTCAATATCCCAACGGACAGAGTGCACGTTCATGTCACAGAAGGCGCGCCAAAAGATAAGATTCTGGAGATGGCCAAAAAATTACCGGCTGATATGGTCATTATTGCCTCACATCGACCTGACATCACTACCTACCTGCTGGGGTCTAACGCCGCAGCCGTGGTGCGTCATGCGGAGTGTTCGGTACTGGTAGTCCGCTAAGCTGTCTGGCCCGCACATCGCTGCGGGCTTTTTGTTTCTACCTCTTATACCCCACGATTCCTGTCCTAAATGTGCTGACATTTTTCCCGCTTATCCGTACCATACACGCCACAGTTTTTATATCAGACTTCTTTTGCCGGACTATCCGGCGTGATGCATACTCTTCTGATGCCACACTATGAATTGAGCCTCTATTAAATGTCGCAAAATCAAGATATTAGTAAGAAAGAACAATACAACCTGAACAAATAAGAGCAACAAACTCAACCATCTGATTGGTAAATATTTCTTCTATTTTTCAACCTGTTACATCACATCAATAGCTGCAATAAACTACGATAACCTACGTTTTTATTGTCCCATTTTTGCCCCCTTTTGCTGCTGTTTGCCCCATTTCTGCCCCCAAAACCGGAAACCTCATAACCTGCAAATTGCACATCCTGATCTTTTTCTAATAAAATTATCTCTGGCTGGAAATCATTCAACACTCGCACTATCGAACGTTCATCAGCCAATCGCGGCACGCTCTTGCATACGGCGTGCCGCACATTTTCCTAAACAATTTCTCGCTGTACTGGTGAATTATGAGCAACCTAAATCCATGCATGACTTGTGGAGCCTGTTGTGCATTTTTTCGAGTTTCCTTCTACTGGGCTGAAGGTGATGATGGGGGTGGTACCGTCCCTGCCTACCTCACCGAAAAAATCTCTCCCCACCTCCGGTGCATGAGCGGCACTAACCAGAAAAGTCCCCGCTGCATTGCCCTTGCGGGCGCGCCAGGGGAAAGTGCTTTTTGCACAATTTATGAGAATCGCTCGTCAACATGTAGGAAATTTGCCATGTCGGGTGAAAATGGTGGGACGAATGAAGCATGCAATCGGGCAAGAGCACATTACGGGTTACCCCCTGTTTAGCTCCCACCTAACGACTCAGCCACCGCAGCACATGTTTCATCCAGTATGCTGCGGTTTTTTATTACTGAATTTTTAATTCCCTTATCGAGTTCAAATCCCCCAGTTTCTCCAGCGCATCCTTCATCTCACGCTGTCTCACATAAATATCGTCATTCCGATCCAGTTGGGCCTGCGCCATTGCCGCCACCAGTTCTTCTGCCTGCGCCATTGTCATCGGCACTGGCTGGTTGCTGGCATCTTTCCAGGCGAACGTGTCGCGGGATTTTTCAGATTTGGCCGCCATTGTGACAGGAGACAATCGCGCCAGAGACTCAGGACCAGCGTTCCAGGTGCGGCCGTTCCACTCGAACGTGAACGGCTGCGCTTCCTGTTCTGTGCGCCATGCCTCTATTTCCTTGCGTTTGGCCTCTTTTGCCGTTTCCAGCATTTCTGGCGTCACGGTAAACGGGGTTGGCTCGCCCCATTTGCCACTTTGCAGTTCCTGCCAGATTTGCTGGCCTGTTGTTGCTGTATCGTCTGGTATGGCTGTATACGGAAGTGGTTCACCCATACCCTCAAACAACACGTCGCAGTCAATCGCTCCACTTTCAAGGTAACGTGCATTTTCTATTTGTTTGATTTGCATAACTCACCTACATAATACGGACAAAAAGACCAATCATGGCTGAAGTATTACCGCCTGAAGTTAATGGCGAACCAGACAAGGCAACGAACGTTCCCGCCATCGGGCACAAATTCAGTGGGGCGACAATGACCTGCGGGGTGGAGGCATACGAGCCTGTTGGGTTATGCGCTGCTGTGATAGAAACGACCGCCAGGCGCGAACCTGACACGCCAGAACCACGCCAGATTTTTCGGGCTGAATCAGCGTCGCTACTACCACAATACGCCGCAAACACAAGGCCGCCGATATCGGGATAGCTGTATCCATTAGACATACCGCCGAAAGAATTCAGGGTATCAGCCACGTTTTTTGCACCAAATTTCAGGCTTTCCCAGCCAATGAAATAGCCATTTCCACCGGTCCAGTAACGGTTGTAATAAACATCACCATTAACACCGTAGAAAATGATTGCCTTCACTGTGTAAACGGGGGTGTAATTAGATGCCAATGCAGGCGGCCAGATAATTTCAACAACGCCTTCAAACAGAGTATTGGGAATCACTTTATCTGCTCCATAAACGTTATAACGTCCTGGCGTTGCTGTTCTGGCCCATGTAAGAAACTCATCAGCAGTATTAAATGTGATTCTGTCGGTGTAGAAAAACTTACACCCAAAACCGTACATGCCTGGTATGGCAAGTCTGCCCTCTGTACGGTCGCGGATATCAGCCTGCGGATCCATCGTGGCGGCACTTTTCAGTCCCAGATTATCGCGGGATACCCGCTGTGCTTCTGTACCTTCTGCAGCAATTTCTGACAGGTTATTGGCCGTTTTCAGTGTCGCTGCGAGCACAGTATCAATATCATCTCTGGCCTGCTCTGCATCAGCGGCGGATTTTTCCGCTGCTGCAGCATCCTGTTTAACCTGTTCTGCAACTTTTGCAGTTTCTGAGGCCAGTTGTTCTACGCGGTGTTTACCTTCGGCTACCGCACCTGCATTCTTCTGCACATCACTGGCAAGCGCTTCGGTTCGTTCTTTTGCCTGTTCTGCCTCTTCAGCGTGTTGCCCGGCCAGTTGCTCACTTCCTGCAGCCGCTTCAGCGCTCTGCTGTGCCTGCACCACCATTGCCTCAAACCGGGCAACCACATCGGGCTTTAAATCGCCCTCATCAAGGGCGGTCAGGAAGTCATTCAGCGTGCCGGGCTTTGAGTCGACATAAACAGCAATGTCGCCAACGCAGTACTCGTCGCGCCAGTCCTGTTTCAGGTAAACACAGTATTTACCGACCTGCGCTTCAAACGAATATTCACCGTTATTTCCCGTCACCACATCAGCAACGGTAAGCATCACCACCTCTGATGTATTCACGCGGGATTTCAGAATAATATGGCATCCGGACATGGGGATGCCTGCGCCATCAATCAGCGCACCCGATATCAGTACGGACATGTTTACTCCAGAAATAATACTTATTTAAATAGATGGCTTCTCAGGCCATTCTGGTTTTTCTAAATTAACCCTACTAAGCAACACGCTATAACGCTCCCATGCTTCTAATTTGCGACGTTCCTCCGTTGTCGCCATATCCCACCTGGCTGCACGTTCAAGAGGCAAAATAATAGACTCCGCTTCAAAAAGCAGAGCTGATTTTTTCGATTCAGCCTGCCGTTGTAGCTCTTCTGCCGTATAAATTCGTTTTATTATCTTTCCATCGTGGAACATCCAGCCACCATAAATATCAGCTCGTCGATTAGCTGTCGTAGCCAGTAATTCAACAACACTAAACCCTTCTGGATTTATAGTCGTAACATCTGTTTCGATGCGCCGTATAATTCCGTTCTGGTCATACGCAATTTTCAGAGTGTCAGGAGAAAAGTTTTTCTGTTCTTCATACCAGTCCTTACCATCCTCACTGAACAACAGAACTATATTCTCTCTTTTTAATAGCTCATATTGTTTGCGTGTCCTTGGTTGACCCTTTTTAATATTTTTTAGATGCATCATATTAAGCACTCGCTACATTATACCAGATGCCGTTGATGAGCTTCTGGATCGGTCTGTAATAAACGCCATTCACGTTATCAGCAGAATTACTTCCTGTTTCCGATACAGAAATACCCGTAAGGGCATGCCCAGACGGCGCGCCAAAATCCCAGGAAACAACGTTACTGCCAGGTGTGTAATACCCCTGAGCACCGAGTCGTACATCCTGAACACCCATCCTGTTCTGCAGATAACTGGATAACCAGCCTCCCCATATAGAGCCGTAAAGGTTACCGTCAGTCGCCATACGTGCTGAACCATTACCTGACTGCACTTCTCCAGTTGCAACGCTATTTCCATTAATTTTTAGCGATGTCATCCCTTCCAGAAGGCTACCAATAAATCGGAACACATGCGCACTGTTGACATAAACATCCAGTATGCCATCACCGTTCTGTTTAAAACCGGTATCATTATCGCCAACAGCGATTGACGATCCTCCCAGGGCGTTATTTGTGCCGATTCCAATGTTACCTTGCACCTTTAAACCGTGAATCGTCGCGCCATTGGCCATCGTGATGTCGCCGGTTGCAAGGTTTACGGTAAGTGAGCGCAACTCATTAAAACTGCCATACGGATCACCTCTGTTGGTCAGCATCAGGTATAAGTATGTGCCGTTCTGGTGCCAGAATGCGCCATAATCGCCGTAAACCATTCTGAAACTGTTTGCTGATGTTGTTTGTATCTCCCCGGAGCTTTTTACAACCCCACTGGCATACAGATTGGGGAGATTCAGATCTCCGTCCATCGTATCGCCGGAGCGCCTCAGATCTCTGCGCCAGCCAGGTAAATATCCCTCGCCATGATTGATGTAGGTAAACTGAGCACCGAGTATACCTTCCCCCGTCGTAGCTGTAGTGACACGAATAGTCATCGCGCCACGGTGCCCCATAACCTCAACAACCGCACCGGCTAACTGAATATTCCCACATCCGGTATCGGTAATGATGCGGTTATTAGCGTATGACCATGAGCCTTTACACATCCAGTACGGGTGATTAAATGCTCCCTGATTTTCAATCCAGGTGATAAATTCCGCTGTTGTCCAGTTTCCACCGCCGCCAATGCTTACTGAGCCACTGAAAGCCCGCGCAGCCCCGATATTGCGAACAAACAAATCAGGTTGGGGTACATCTGCACCATTTTTATCCTTCTGTAAATATCTCGAACCCAGATAGATATCTAGCGGATTCAACACCGAAAAGAATGTTTTCGTGCTGTCCAGCACGCACATTAGCGGAACATCCTTGATTATGTCCCCGGAAACCAGTTGCGATTTATTCCCTTTGAGCAGAGGAAAATTGCCCAGCACGCGTCCGCCCATCGTTAGCTGTAGAGTTGCGGCTGCTGTATTATTTTGAACAGGGAACACAATAAGCGGCGTTCTGAACGCCCAGTCGGTACCACCGTTCACAAAAAATGTGGCCGGTAATTCCAGCGTAAGGGCATTAGCAGTCCCTCCGGCAACGCCGGACACATAATGCCCGCTCTGGAGTTGCGCTATCTGCACAAAATGGTTTTCAGAACCACGCGTAGCAAAGTTCGCCACAACGTCATTCAAATACCAGCCTTTGGGCGTGGTCCCCTCCTGCCCCCTGATTACATTCAGCACATCGCCACTGACGGATACCAGATGGCAGATTTCGAATGCCGACTCTTTATTATCGGTCAGTGTTATTTTTGCATATACACGTTGCGCGTTTGATTTGTTTTCAAAATCAGCGGACAATAATTTTGCAAACTTAGCGCCTGTCCCCGGCATTACCGGAATATCAGTCTGTACAGTCGTAATATCACCGGCAAGCGCGGAAACAACATTATTCCCGAACCCAATAATCATTTTCCAGTCACCGTTGTTGCATAAGTATAAATAAAGGGAAGTTTTACGTATTTCTGATCTATAGCATCTTTAAGAAAATAACCAACTCCATCACCATAATCAGGAATTTGTATTGAAAAAATGTTATCTGCGACGGTAACACTTACATCAAAAGTATTTTGTAATGGCGGGTCAATGCCATTGGCCCCATGAATAAAACGGGCTACGCGCCGCTTTAACCAATCAATGCAAAAGTGAGAGCCATCTGCCTTATAGAAATTCCACGTCAGTATTCGCTTGAAGTAATCATCAGGGACATATGAGGCTGAGGCGGGGACATAATTACGCATTGCTGCATATGGAATAGCGTTGTACTCGATGGTGTCATAAGCCCCTCGCGCTATTGCTTCCTCTGAAACCTGAAGCAACGGTCTCTCTACCCCATAAATACCGAGTGCAATCCAGTCGAGTAACTGTCCTGTTATTGATGGTGAGGTCCAGCAAGGCAGAGCCAGGTTATTCAGCGAGTCGAGATATTCCTGTGCGATTTCGTTATAGGCATCAAAAAATGCAACGATATTCGGATCATCTCTGTATTGCACAAAGGGATAAGCAGGAAGAATTTTTTCAGTCGGATATTGCATACTTCGTGACCTGCACCTGCGACGGAATCGTTGAAAAATACGCATACGTATCGCCATAAACCAGGTTTGTATCCTTCGCTGGCTGGACGATATGACCGTTAATGCCAATGCTCACGCTGATGGTCGAAATCAACGTCGCATCGACCAGCAACCTTACAGAACTGGTGAAAATATCCTGAATCCTGAGCAGATTTATCGGATGCCCGACCGCAACAGAGTTGATGTAATCCGCGACATTCTGCTGTACGGCCATCGCAATACCTGCCGGATCAACGTAGTCATTCGACACTGTATTCCAAGTGATTAGCACCATGACGTTCTGCGAGGACGGAATGACGAACGGCACCTGATAAACGTCCGGCGAAACCGTAATTGCAACCGTCCGTTTTTCAACGGCGGCACCGGACGGATTGCTTACATCGTTGGTCAGTTTTGATATATCCGGCACTGCTTTGTAGATAGCATACGCCACATCATAAGGGTCACCGCCGCCGACAACCGCCACCCACTTACCCAGCGATGACTGCCGGAATGAAATCAGGTTCTCACGCACCCCGCTTACCGATTTGAGCATCGCCTTAAAGCAGTCCGGCGTTCCCTGCACACCGAACATGCCCGATTCCATTACTTCCGCACGATATGAGGACCACGTCTGCTCACTTTTGCCTGGCAGACCCGCAGTGATATTCGTGCAACTAACCGGCTGGTCTTTCGGTACAGAGGTAATCACCTGCGTCACGGTTCCTTCTGGCACAGCCCACGAACCCGGCGTGGTCGCCACGCAATAAACCGGTTCAGTCTGCCCACTTTCTGGAATCACCGTGTCACGCACTACCGCATACTGATAGTTACCATCGCCAACGATAAACCCTTTCGGAATACCAAACCCCGGCAGGCTGGTAAACACCACATATACCGATGTATTGGTGCTCAGTCCTCTTTGCGGACCGTACATATTGCCAAGCTGCATTAATAGCGGAATGTTCGCGCCATATGGCGTGACTGAATTAATAAGGTCTACCCGCGCCTGATCTATTAAGGCCAGCGCCCCGACTGCTGTACTGGCGAGGTCAGTAACAAGCCCTGCTGGAAGGTTGGCTGTATATCCAGGTACTTTTTTGGCAACTCTGGTGATAAGATTTGCGAGCAGTTCTTTGGGTGGCGTAGGCTGCGCACCCGCACTGGTCATGGTAATTGGTATTTCTGACATGGATAATCCAAGATATGTTATGAAAAGAAAGTCATTTGCGTTATTAATAAGCCCATTTTTATTTATGTTCGCTGCTCACGCTGTTGATGCTTCAGAACGAATTAATGATATAAAACAAAATAGAAAGGTAGCCATATGAAGTTAAAAGTTATATCTATTCTTCTGTTTGTGAGTTTTTCCTCGCACTCATCTACCATATCAAGAATAATATGTAAGCCATCTAATAGCAACGACACTGCTACCTCTTCAATTTGGCCCCAACCTTACCTTTCAAAGAATAAATTATGCTTTGATATTAGAGTTAATTCTGGGAATGCATGTGTCGCCGATGGTAAAACAACAACGTGGTTTACTGAATCGATAATTATAATGCAAAACAACGAATCATTAGGACGCGATGATACTTGGTTCAGAGTCAATCGCCCAACGGTTAATGAGCTGCGTATAGAATATACTGTCGAGGCATCTAGGGATAAAGTTAATTGGATACCTCAATCTCACGTAACTATTAATCGGATCTCTGGAGAGGCTATTGATTGGGCAATTTATGAACACGGCGGAACTTCTTACCAGTGCCATATTGAGGGCAAAAAGATATGATGCACTATCATTAAATTGGCTACGGCATCGCCTAATGCTGCTCTGATTAGACAGGAACCTGTGTCCGGTAACTTGTACCGTTAAAAAACACAACATCGATGTTATAGGTGGGGGTCGCTGCCCCATCTACTTTGGTGATGGCCAGCGAAGCAAAATACCCGGCAAACTGCTGTTGAACCATGTTCACGTAGTAGTCAGGGTAAATCTGCTGAACTATGCACTGCTGCGCCGGAATGCCGTAATTCGCGTAAAACGGCGACTCCCCCAACCCCAGTTTTAACGTCTGGATCAGTGTCGTCAGCCAACCGTATGAGAAATCTCCGTTGGCATCGGCCTCTACCGCAACCCATTTTTTACTGCCGTTCGCGTCGGTAACGCGCCCCCATGTTCTCATCGCGCCCTCACCACCAGCGGATCTGCCCAACAAAATACCCAGATGCCAGAATTAAAAAGACCAACCAGATGAGTAAAAACTTCCAGGTGGATAATTTTTCAGCCATAACTCGAATCTCCCGAATCAGTTTGCTAAAATCAAACACACTTTCTCCTTGCCTTATTCAAGGTCAGAAATAGAAAACCCCGGCTGCGCCATCAGACCGGGGTTTTTGCTATATGGATGAATTTTGAAGTGAACCGGTATCAGCCCGGATTTGGTTTCATCGATGTGATAGTGCTACCGCCACTTTGAACACCCACCACATCATGACCATGTCCACTCACGCTCACGCCGTTGATAACAGCGTCTTTCTCAACGTTAAGAGGACCAATCAGCGAGGCTGTAGTGTCCTTCATTTGCGCCTTGTCCTGAACAATCGGACCGTTCAGATGGATTGTCCCGGTCAGGAAAATGTCCTGGGCATCAAGATAAACAGCCTTCGATTTTTGCCGTATCGCATCCGGCGCCACGGTGACCGAGCTACTTCCGTCCTCTGTTTTGAGGATCGCGCCATCGGGACCATACAGAACGATTTTTCGCGGATCTTCTTCGGACCAGTCCTTGTTTGCGAGTGGCACGAAAAACAGCGGTGTCAGCGACATCGAGTAGGATAGCGTCGCCATACCGGTTCCCAACCCGGAGACACCGCGCAGGGACACATCAGCGGCGATGGTCACTCCCTGATCTCCCGGCTGTATCGGATAACGGATATAGCGGAATGTAGCCACAGGGATGGTTATCTGAGGAAAGCTGATCCCCTCCGGCAACATATCGAACTGTACAGTGACAATCTGCCCTTTTACCGCCACCACATGGCAGGGTAATTCCCGCCCTTTCAATTCGGCTTGTTCTTTGCCGGAATTGGTCATCATCTCCGACAGAGTGCGCAGGAAAGGTAATTTTTGTGCGTTGGACATTACACTCTCACCCAATTCTCGGCGTACGCCTCGAAAACTGTTACCCAGGCATCACCATCAGCAGTAAGGTACGCTCCGATGTGGCGAACAGACTTGACCAGAAATTTTCCGGTGAACGTGGTCGAGTTTTTAGCGATAACGCTGGGCGCCGTAGTATTGGTCATGAGGATCGACGATGCTCCTGAGAACATTCCCTGAGGCAGTTCGATCACATCGCCGCATCGTATATCTCCCCGCAACGGGCATTTAAAACTGACGGTGAAAGGCGCTATCCAGGTCGGCTGCCCGACAAGTTCGTATCGCTCTATTCTCTTAGGTTTTCCCCAGTTAACAGAGGCGTTATCGTAAATTCGTATTCTGTCGGACAGAATACTGATAGCGATTCCGCAATATTTTTCGTTGCGCATCATTGCGATTGAAGCACTACGGAGAACCATCGCCAGCGAACCTATATCTTCGTATGTTCCCTTCCACGGCTCGGGCAAAACGAGGATGTCACTGACGGTACAGTCGATCAATTTATTCGGAAATGCCTTTTGCAGAGCGCGGGAGATCACTTCTCCTACCTTCTCGCCAGTGTTGCCCTCTCCTTCAATAGAAAAAGGTTTCCCGTCATCTGTCTTGCGTATGGTTGGGTTTATAACCAGATTTAATGTCTGGTTCATTCCGATCCAGTTGGCATAGGCCAGGTAAATTTCTCCATAAATTATCTCTCCTTGTTGATCCTTATTAGCCAGCGGTAACCCCTGAACAAAACCCGCTTTCATACGGACCAGACATCCCTGTAAATTCACACTTTGCCTCAGCATGTCGATCGGTAAACCGTAGATAGTCAGCATAGTCCCGGACCTGACAACATCGAGGCCAGTCACTTCAAAGTCGAATTCCACATGTAACCCGCATCCCAGCATTCTCGTTGTGTCGAAAGGACCAATGGGATCTCCGTTCTGACAAACGGGAGGTTTTCCTGTTTTAGGATTAATAATTTCCAGTCGGTAATAACGCATCAGGAAACCTCGAACTGATTAGTGTTTTCACGAAAAATGAGTTTGCCCGGCGTACATGGAAGCGCCAGATTAATATCGTAACCATCAGGGGAGGCAACCAAAGGGCAGTAAACGACCAAATCACCAGAGCTATTCTTCAGCTCCAGGTAATACCGGTTCGCGTACAGGTTAAAAGGGACTCGCGCAAAAAGTTCGTAGTTGCCAACTCTGGCAGTGAACTGGAACGGCTCATTGCCGTCCGGTTTAAAAGGGATCAACGTCGTCATATACCAAACTCCTGCGTAATCTGAGATCTTATCCCTGACCACGACAGCGGCCCGTCTGATGGCATCCCTTTATCAAATTTATCCAGCACGCTCCCTAACACTTCCTCCGTCTGCTCTATCGACGATAAAGGCTGCTCGAATTCAATCTGCCAAGTGTGTTGCACCTGCTTGTTTTGTTCGGAAAAGCCAGAAGTATCGATAAACGATCGCATCAGACAACGCGTGTAGATGAACGACGGAGTCATTACGGTGTAACAGCCGCCATACTGGTTGTGCATGTCGAGTGCCATTTTCAGTGCGGTAAACGTCATACCCTTCGTGGCGTACCCGCCATCCTCTGTGGAGGCCGGGCGGATCATCTGCATGACAACCCGGTTTGGCTTTCTGACGGTCGCATTCGCTGCCGTGACCTGGTTATAAAAATTCAGGTTACTGATATCCTGCTGAACCAGTGTTGTCCCCGCCATCGGTGTAAATGCCGCCATCGATCGAGTGCGGATCTCGCCATGCAGCAGGCCATTCACAATACTGAGCCCTTCGGTCAGAACTGCGATCGGCATCACCCCACCAGGAATTTTCGAAGCAATGCCATCAACCAAAAGAATGGGCGAAACCTCAAACGCCAATTTGAAAGCCTGCCCGAAATAGTTTAGTGACATGGTTTACCCCGGAATTTGTTGCATCCCAGCCAATTGAGCCAAAATATCCGAACCTGGTTTTTGTTGAACTTCGAGCCTGATAACCTGAGAAGCATTATTTGGTGAATATACGTTCCCCCGGTTCATTGCCAGCGCCCGCATCACATCATCACCACTTACAGCACTAGCGGCAGCCCCATTTTCATGGTTAATAATGCCCTGGATTAGCTTTCTTATAACCTGAACATTAGAACCATCAATGCGCTCATTAGTCCCTAACCCGGTATATTGAGAGAGATAGCTTTTATAAGCTGATGTATTATTCCCATCAGATGAAGGGGCATATATATCAATAATCTGATCAATCGTATTTTTACCGCGTTTCAGATATAGCATGACCTGACGATCCAACGCTGCAATACCCTCAAGCATCGTCGGAAAACTAGCAAATCGGGCATTTGGGCCAGTCTCCAGCGTAGCGCCTCTTTGCCCCGCAAAATTAAGGTTTCCGGGATTATTGTTTCGAATCCCTCTGGATAGATATGCCGACTTGTTTACATTGTTCGAAAAATTCTGCAATCCATTTGCAGTAGCTACACCAGGAATATCCATAGCAATTTCAGGTGTTCCCTGAACGGTATTTTTACGCCCCAGAGCGGTATCAATACCGACCCAGCGAAGCACATCGCCAACATTTCTCTTGGTGTAGTCCCATGATGAATTTGCCGAAGCAATGATATTTTCGTGATCCTTATACGCATAAGCGCCATAAGCCATTGCGGCTGAGATAAGGGGATGTTTCATCATCGCAGTGACAACAGCGCTGGCTACCCCAGCAAATGCCCCGCTCCCTCCGGCAACAACTGCGGCCCCAAATAACCAAGGATGCTCCGCCGCAAAACCTACAAATCCGCCAAGAGCCTTGGCTACCTTTGCAACGTTTACGGCAAAATTGTTCAGGTCTCGATTGAACTCGGATCCATTGAGGTATTTCCCAAATTTATCTAGGCCATCTCCAACATCAGTCAGGATCCTTTTAAAGTTCTCACCATTCATGAAATTCAGGGCAGCATTCGTGACACCATTAGACATTCTGATTAAGGGATATGCATTCCCTGCCATTGCTCCCTGAAATCCGCTGGTAAGTTGATCCCAGTTATTCTCTAAATTACTGGTAAAATTCTGATACTGACTTGTATGTTTTGAGGTGAGCAACGAATCATTCTGAGAAGCTCGCAATAAAAACTCTTTGTTGAGTTCAGGTATTTTGTCCTGATATTTGACTAACTGGTTAGCAAGGCCAAAATTTACCCACCCAAGACCACGCCCTCTTAACATGCTCTGGGTGAGGCCAGTCCCCTGATATTCTTTTGACAGTGCAGCAACCTTTTCCAGAAGTACGGGCAGGTTTTCAGTCGCGTTTTTATCAGGGTTAATCCCCAGATTGAATAGACCTGCGCGAGCAGAATGTTCTTGATCATTCTGCGCGGCTGCCAGTGTATTGAGCAAATTGCCAACACCAGAAAAATAAGGTGAATAGGTGCTTTCTGCTGCCTTTAACTCTCCGGGGGTCGCCTGCAATTCATCAGCATTTTTCTGCTTCTCTACAACATTACGAGCCATCATGCTAAAGCCAAACGGCCCGGCAATCCCCATTGCGGTGAGTTTTGCCCCCCACGAGACGGTCGTTTTAAATAAATTGCTCAGTTTTGATGTGGTGGTCTGTAATGTCGAATTTATTTTTTTATAAGTCTTCAGCGTTTGTTGAGCGTTTTTACTCAGTCCACTGAGATACTTATCAAACATCGTTTCGCCGCGGCCTTTATAGTTGCTCACAAACGAATCCGATGTTTTACCACTGCCAATAAAGCGTCCTTTATCGTCTCTTAAACGCCCCTCCGTGGGCGCTGTCGTTGCCGGGACCGATGGTTTTCTTGGCGCTTGATTAGCATTCCCGGTCTCAGAAACAGGGGCTGGAGTGGCTTTACCGTCTCCTGTGCCTGAAGGGATTTTCATCGGCGTCCCGGCTGGCCCAATCATCAGTCCATTGCGATACTTTTCAAAAACCGCCTCAAGCCGTTTAAGGTGTTCTTCGTTAACATCCAGTGTCAGCACTGGCGTCTGGTTACCAGCCATCAAAAAATACTCCCTGGACTTTTAAATCTAAGCAGCTCACGAAACTGAGCCGCTGTTTTAATGTTCAGACCGGAATTTGCCCAGATGTCGCTGAATCCGGCTCCGGCTGCGTAGTCGAGGATGTCGCTGATGACGTGCTCACCGTCTCGCCAGAACTGGCGGCAGGCTTCAATGTCGGCAATGAAGCGATCCATTCCGTAAGGCTCAAGGACGAGCATTGAGTGCTCCATATTCCATTGACCACATCCATAGTCCCCTTCGCCTGCTCCGGAGAATTTATCAACGAGACGCATGTAAAAAAAACGAGTTCACCCGCTACTTCGTCCAAATCAACGATTTCACGTTCCAGCGCAATATCGAGAGGGATCGTCTCATAGCCTTTTCCCTCCACTGGATAGACAAGGTTTGCCAGGCGAACGACCTCATTAACCAGTGTATTACGTACCCCTTTATCACCTTCCCAGGCATTAGAATCTCGCGAGATCCGCTCCAGCATCAGGAAAGCAATACGCGGCCCGGCAACAACACCAAGCCCCTCAGAAAAAATGGCCGAAAAGGTTTTGCTCAGAATAAAGAAATGCTCTTTAAACACCTCTTTGCTGATCGGCGTCGCATGTATCCAGGCTTTGCCCTTCTCCGTCTGGACAGGAATAATCAGATTTAAATTTCGGGAGATTTTCATACTAGATCCCACATTTCAGAGTTGATGTAATACGTGCCAGTAATGGTGATGGCCACACCCGGCTCGCCCCCGGCGAAAGTCATATCCTGCACATTGGTGATCGCGGTGTTATAGATGTCGAAGTCACCAAACACAGTACTGTCGCTGTACACCTTCGCGTCACCAATCGTGGCGTTCTTTTCCCACTGCGACTTGAATTGTTTGCCCAGCACCTGACTACGCAGCAGATGAACGCGCGCCTGTAAAATCATGTACGGCTGCGGCGACTGCACTGCGCCCGTCATGGCGGGTAAAAACTCCGTGATATTGCCCTGAAAGGAAAGTTCGACACCCTCTTTCGCAAGGAATGAAGCGGAGACATTCAGTTCAGAATGAGAGGTAAATTTAACGCTGGCACGTACCCGGTTAAGAGTGCCAACGGGGATCATTGGATTAGGCACGACTCAGATCCTCAAGAAAGTTGCATAGTCACGTTGATGTTGAAGATGATTTCGGTAAACCCGCGCATTGGCGTGTACACAGCAGACAGCCCGGCATAACGCCCGATACCGTAATCATTCGGATTGGTTTTGACGTACTGACGGAAAGGTACTGCATCAACGACCGGCTGGCCGTTTACGAGCCCGTAAGACACGCCCGTATTAAATACCCCCTGTGCAACTTGCTGCAGGCGGTCGATCCCGTCCTGGTTGTAGTACAGCGGGTTAATTGGGTTATTGCTGCCGTTGATCACCGTATTGGCGAGCTGCATATCGACGTTAATCTGCACCCAGTCCACGGAATACCAGTACGTCATGTCATTGCCGTCGCTGGTAACCCCTTTCACCAGAATCGTGTTGGAAATACCGCCCTCTGCCCCTGTATCGACGTAGTTGATATTTTGCTTCGCCATTGTGGTCAGAATGGAGTTTTTACCCTTATGGGCGTTTACGGCCTGTAAATAGCGGAACGCCATCGGCGGCACTTTATTGATTTCAGAGGGTGACGCGGAAACGAAATTCCACATTGCCGCGGCTGCCGCGTTCGTCGCAGGATACGAATCATCAGCCTGGGCAATGATCGATTTGATGCCTGCATACGGCGATACATAATTGGTATCAGGTGGCGTTTTCGTCAGCACAAAGAAGTACTGCATCGCTTCGTTGGCCGTGTAGAGTTTTGCCAGCGTAATAAACTCTGCATTACCATCCCACGTCTGCGGCACCAGGTACGCGTAGAAACGCTTCAGTGGGTCTTCCATGTAAGTTTTAAGCGCGGCAATCTCGGCGCTGGCAGATTTCTGCACACCCAGCTCAAGCAGGTATGTCCCCACCTTGTTACCCTGCGCAAAAAACGTATTGACCGCCGTCACCAGACTTTCGCTACCGTCAATGGAGAACTGGCCCAACGTTGTCGGCGAGCCGGTAAGTTGAGAATCGGCAATTGTCCATGTCAGCGTATTGTTTGCCGTCACGGTCGCCATGAATTCCCCGTTCCATGCTTCCGGAGAACAATCGGAAACGGTAATTTTTACCTCGGAATTGTCATCCCGGCCAATTGTCACCCCTTCCGGCAGTGTCATCGTGATATTGGCATTACCGGATGATTTTGCAGCGGGCGCCGCCGTCAGCGAACCAATGGCATTTTTCACCAGATCGCTGATTTCTTTGTCGCGGGTAATGAGTACCGGCTTTCCTGGCTCCTGCAATGTGGAGCCGAAGGACAGGATGGCCGACATTTGTTGAAGGTTGGCGGGAATCGCCCCAATAGTCTGGGACACGTTCACCGTAACGATATTAAAGCCCATTATTGACCTCGTAATTACAGATCGCTTTTTTGATTAACTGTTGAGAAATATCCCTGGTGGTGGCCTGGTAGTAATTCACCTCAAAATCGACGGTTTTTTTCTTCGCCAGCGCGTTAATTTCGACCTGCCCTGATTTTGCGTCCTGAACCACCGGAATATTGGTTACCCCGAATTCCTCATCCTCCAGCGCGCGGATCACGACTGAATCAACAAAATCCAGCGCCATTTTGTTCGTGAAGCCGTACAGCGTAAGACGCACCGAATCCTGCACAAGCTGGTATCGCTCGCCGCCATAGACAATGGGTGCTACCTGTAATGGCGTGCTGTTACGCACGTCTACCGCGATATACGGCGGCCTGAGGTTTTGAGGTACGAGGTAGGACGGATACACCGTCGCGCCATCTTTCATCGCCAGCCAGAACGGAATGCTGTTGGAAATGATCCGCTCGTTGGATATGTCGTCCGGACAGTTGATGATTTGTGATCGCATGGTCGGTAAAATCGCCATGCCCCGATAGTGAAAAATACCCGATTGCTGATACCGGCTTTCCATGCGGGAAAAAGCAAACTGAACACCGCCATATTCCCCCAGATAGATGGTGTCCGGATTTTCAGTATTGAAATCGTCGATCTGCTTAATCGGAGTGAAAATGATGTTGTTCACATCCCTCGATACCGACTCATCCTGAATAGTCACAATTTGTCGGTGCAGACTGCCTTTGATTTTTAGACGGGTCGGAGACTCGATATTCAGTCGGCATAACTCATCACAACTCACGATTTCCGCATTCACCCAGTACACGAAACCATCCAGCGGTAAAACCTGCCGGACATAAAGCCTGAATGTGATTTCCTGACCTGAGGAGATGGTTTCTACTGCGGATTGAAGAACTGAGGAGAGTTGCGAGCCATGCTGTTCAGCTAGTTCCTCAAGGCTCGGCATTGTTATCTATCCACGCAACGAAGCTGGTTTTAAACAGACCGCCGTCAATGAATGAAGGACGCCGTTCTCCGGTATATTTGTCCTTCAACCGTGAGTTAACCCCCATTAACGCGGCATGTGTTGGCACCGGATTTCCGTTAATAGTGAGTCCGGCCATTTCTTCGGTCTCAAGAAAAATATGGAAAATCTTCTCGGTCCCTTCCAGAAAATGCTCACCTGATAGCGGGGCCTTGTACTTAAGGTGATTGATCAACTGATACGCCAGCTCTGTGCCAGCCTCCTGGATAATCTCCCCCTTGTGCATATTCCAGAAGTGCGTGAAAATTTCGTAGCGCTCTTCCAGATCCTGCGCAACCTCGAACGTGGTTTTCCCCGGTTCATCGCCGTAGTCATACGGCTGATCAACAACCCCAAAACAGATTTTCATGGCGTGTACCCCCATACCGATCCCATCTGCATCAACACCGCAACAACCTGTCGACCGTAGGGATCCTGCAGCATTTGCAAATCCAGCAGAGTAAGGTTGCTCAGCGCATCGCTGATGGTGACAGAGCCTGAGGTTCCCTGATCGGCCGCCGAGTTCACCAGCCCATAAACCGGCTTACCCAGGCCGAGTTTTTTTCTCAGCCCGGCAAACCAAGGACCAGGAGCATAGTTAAGCAGTAAGGATGCAGCAGCGTTGTAGACCGTGTGCGTGTAGATAATGGGCAACCGTTCCAGCCCCTGATCATGTGGAATAAGCTCCATTGCCGAGCGGAAACAGCATTCAAGCGTAGGATTATCATCAGAGATGGCATGAACCGGTACGCCCATTTCGCCGCGCACAAAACGGATAAATCCGTCCAGTGTCGGGCGAAGATTCATTATTTTTTAACCTTGATGTTACGCTTTGAACTGGGCGGATTTTCCTGCTCGGTATTCACGGCTTCTCCGGTAATTTCCATTTCAATTCCACCGGAAAGCGGTTTTTCACCGCTCTGGATGACGGCCTGATCCACCGCGTTGTTCAGAGACACGGCGCTGGCCGCCAGAATTTCCTCTGACATGGATTCGAGGTTTTCCGTTTTCTGCTCAGCGCAGTCCTCAATGCGCCCCACTGTCACCGGCTTATCAATGGAGTAGCAGATACCCGAAAAATTCTTGTCCACCTTGTCGCAGCGTTGGAAGCCATAAGGCTCATGCTGGCGAATAATGTGATCGATAATATCGGACTGATTCTCGATCATGTGCTGGCGGCCTGACGGGATAGTCACACCGAATGACTGCGTTTTTTCAGGGAGTTTGTAGTTAAACGTGTGCGCCTGGCGAGAACAGTTAGCAATATACAGTTTCATGAATTTCTCTCACAAAAAAGGGGGGCATCAGCCCCCCTGCACTCAGGTTTATCGTTTATGCGTATTTTGCTGACAGCAGCGTCACCCCTTCCGGACGGAAGTTCCAGCCCGGCGTAGAACGCATGGTGTACAGAGTGGTCAGGCCACCATCCGGCATCGGGGACGGAATTTCTGTCGGTGCCGCCATGTCGCAGAACATGACGTTCACTGCCTCCTGGTTCGGAACCAGCGTCGAGAAAATGTTGGTGTTAATGGTGTGGCGCGCTTCCGGCACTTCAATCGTCGGGTTCGTGATGACGATCAGGTCGTTGCCGCCAGCCCCTTTGCCGATCAGCGTGTCGTCCTGACAGAAAATAATGTCATCCCCGGTCGCCTTATCAGCGATGTCCTTAACCATTGTACCGACCGTACCAGTACCGCCCCCCGGTCGCTGATAGCTGGTCAGTTCCACGATTCCGGTCCATTCCAGCGCCTTCATGAATCGCTGCGGGCTTAAAATAACTGTCGTCAGCGGTTGACCCAGCAGCATCGTCCGGGTTTTCTGGTCAGCAATAAGGCCGAGGAAAAATTTAGCCATCTCGCCAGAATCCCAGGTGGTGTAGGAATCATTGCCTTTGCTGTCGTTGCCAAGGTTCAGCGTCGTGGCATTCGGGGAGTTGGTGATCCCTTCGTTATTCGCCGCATTCACACCGTACAGCAGCATATTACGCAGCATCTGAGCGTGGCCCTGACGGTTAGCCAGACGCAGACCTTCTGTCAGGGAGTAACCCCAGCGATCTGCGGCATCTGTATCGAGATAGCTGTACTGAGAACGGGAGGAAATACGGTAAGTCATCATCCCGTCATAACCGCCCGCGATGCTGGATGACGGCAACTGGCCCGGCAGAGACTGACTGACCTGCGCCTGTGAGGTCATGCGCAGGTATTTCTGATAGACCATCAGATCACTGGAGCTGATTTTAACCGATGGAGCACCGCCAGCCAGGACCTCAAATGCGCCGGAAGCCATGCTCTGTTGCACGATCATTTCCGGCAGAACCATAGACGGCGACACGATAGTAGTCGCAGGAGTAAATGCGCTCATTAATTAAAATCCCCTTAAATCAAAAACAGACCACACGGCTTACCGGTTTCCCAGACAACATTGCCGCCGTCTTCTTTTTTCACCGTCAGGTTCCCTTCAAGAGAAACCATCAGCAATTTAATGTCCACCTTCGGATTAGCGCCCGGCGTCCCCGTGTAAACATCAATGACGTTTTTCGTCAGATCCCACACAAAACCACTGGCGGCGACCGTGTTGTTACCATCGGCCAGCGCTGCGACTTCGGCACTGATGGGGAGAGGGATGCGGGCACCAGAACCAATCCGGTAATAGTGGACAAAGCCGTCTGCGAGATATAACGGAACCGGATTATCCGGCGTGGTGATGCCGTGGAACGCCTGATTAAAGACCGTAAAGGCGTTACAGGCATTTTGTGTGGCCTGCTTGATAACCGCACCATTCACGCTGTCTTTCGCCGCGGCGATACATTCCGTCACGCCAACACCACCCCATACCGGGGCAGGAATTTTGCTGTCCAGACGCCCGGAGCAAAGTTGCAGACGAATCGCCGGATCATCCTGCGCGTCCCCCTGCATGAGGCCGCGGGATTCAACATTGAAAAGGCCACCAAATGCCCCACGGTTTTTAAACGGATGAAAGTTAATATCAGCCATTGTTCAGGCTCCCTTGCGTGTTAATTTTTGCCAGGCGACGTCCTGGCGTTTTAAACGTTGCCAGCCAGACGTTCGGATCGCCCTGATATTCAGTGATACGGCGCCCGGCTTCATCGCTGCGAACGCGTTTATGCAGTTGCCCCAGCGTGCTCGTCATTTCTTTTTCAATGGTCTGACGGGCGGCGCTGAAAATAGCGTCCTCGAGCACAGCCAGCGTCGCGGAATCCGCAATCGCGCGAATATTCACGTCTTTATGCGCCGGAGAATGTTTCTGCATGGCGATAAGCGCGCGCTTGCGGTAGTCCAGCGCGTTTTCACCGGAGAACGGCGCTGGCGCGTTTTTGCCGCAGGCACTGAATGCGGAGTCCGCTTTTGCCTGTGCCTCTGCCAGAGCAGAATCGTTGCGTTCTTTTTCTTCTGCTTCGTCGGCCTTACGTTGTTCCTCTGCCTCAGCGTCGGCTTTGGCCTTCTCTTCAGCTTCTTTTGCAGCGGCTTCGTCAGCCTTACGCTGCTCTTCCGCCGCCTCATCAGCTTTACGTTGTTCTTCTGCCTCAGCATCGGCTTTGGCTTTTTCCTCGGCCTCTTTTTTCGCCTGTTCGTCGGCATCTGCCCGCGCCTTGTCCCGCTGTTCCAGCGAATCCATGCGCGTGACAACACCGTCGATTTTCTGATTAATGCCGCTCAGGGCATCACTCACAACCCCCTTTAACAGAGCCTGGAGTTCTTCTTTTTCCATCTCAATTTCACCTGTATTTGTTACTTCAACCCCTGCGGGGATCCGGTCTTTGTCCCACACGCCCAGCGAGCCGTGGTCTTTTGTCACCAGCGCAATGTGATCGACAAGAAACGGAACACCCTCGATCAAAAAGTTGGTGTCTCCCTCCTGAACCTCCACATTCCCTGATGTTTTGTTGAACACCACAGACGGGCTTGTCGAAACATCCCCCTCAGTGATTTCTTCAACAATGCTCTGGAGGTAAACGCGGCACACCGCCCATACCTCATCGCCCCGGATATACGGAAGCATGACGCTACCGACGATCCGTGATTTAAAATCCTCCTCCGTCAGAACTGCATCATTCGGATGATTTGCGATAACCGGCAACCCGTTACAGCGCCTCAAAAACTCCTCGTTCAGATAGAGCTTCGGATCGCGCCATACGAGTTCTTTCAGCCCGGCGCGATACGCCAGCCCGGTCCCCGTTATTCGCAAATTCACCAGCCACATGTTGGAGAACTTCACCGGAGACGGTACGGTGCCGTCCCTGATGCGCTCCGCTACTTCAAGCTCGGTTAAACTCACGTTTTCCCTTCTCCGTTAAAAATTCGATGGGGAGTTTCTGAGGGGCATAGATGGGCAACGCATCGCAACTGCAATAAACCTCCTCCCCGGCAGCGGTGATTTCGTCGTAAAAACCGTAAACTGGCTTAATCAGCCCCTGCTCGAGCGCCCACGAATCACGCAGGAGATAAATTTTTTCGTCGCGATCTTTGTGGTCAACACGGTAGTCATAGCCAGGACGGCGCCAGTTCGAATGCCAGCGCAGTGCAATAGCGCCGCTTTGAACGGCCAGCAGATACTTAACGTTGCTCGCCAGCTTATGCCCCTGATCGATAGCCACCCGGCGACTGATGAAGTCCATATCCTTAATCGACTTCTGAAACTCAGCTTTCCGCGCGCGGCGATCGACATCACTCACCCCATCCGGTGGAATAGACGTAGCCCATCCCTGAAAACGCTGGATGGTTTTCTCGATGGCCTGTTCGCGGTTGAGTTTTATCAGGTTGGCACTGGCGAAAATTCGCTTGTCGAGTTCCTTGCGAAACTCTGGTTTCAGCTTGTCGAGGGTAACTTTTTTCGGACCATCTGCTGGCTGGTCCCGTAATGCCCCGCCGTCGATAACCAGACGGCTGTAAATAGCGGTAAGGTGTTTTCGTGCTACGTTATCGTCAGGTGTTTCCCGTCTCGCTGCGACACGCAGTTTTCGGCACCATTCGAGCAATGATTCTTCAGTATCCCACCCATGATTAACGTAGTAGTTAACGGCATCCGTCAGGACTTCATACAGCGTCCGGATCCGTTTCTTTTTCCTCCCCGCCCGGCTGGAAATTGCCATCAGGCGTCTCCTGCTTCGGTGGTTCGTAGTTCGCCAGCGCTTCTACATCAATAATGAGAGGCGCTTCGCCGTAGGTTTGCGTTGAATTGACCAGGCTTGCCAGCCATTCAGTGACGGCGGCGCGGTTTTCAGGGTCAACCTGTGGCGCTACGGCAGAGAACAGCGCTATCGCCTGTTGAATCACTTTACTGTCGCTTTCCCGGCGTTTGTCCGGAGATTCCTCCACCAGCTCCTGCCACGTCGCGGTAAATTCACGCCGCCACTGGTAGAACATGGTTTTATAGTTCTCAGTTATGATGTCCGGGTAATCATTTTTCAGCGACTGATAGAATTCCTCGTTCCACGCGATGTACTGCACCAGGCGCTCGAAATAATCCATCACTGGTTCAATCTGCTGGCGCACACCATCGATATACTGGCTGATAGCTTTCGAATCCTCGGTTCCTTCACCGAAACCATTTGAGAAAGCCTCCTCCTTGATGAGGATCGCGGGGACATCGCTACCTGACGCAATATCGGAAATAATATTGTCGCGTGCAGCGTTTAGCGCACCATCGATGTTTTGTAGATTCAGCGAGGTAACGTCCTCATCCTTCCCGATACTAAGCACACCTTTATTTTTTGCCTCTTTGACGTTTTCCCTTTTTCGCCCTGTGGCGGCAGCCATGATCCCGTCAAGTTTCGAACCGTACTGGACAACTTTAGCCACCAGTACGCCCGCCTTCTGGCTAACGAGATCACTGGCCTCCATCGTGTTGATATAGGATTTCAGGGAGTACAGAACTCGCTGAAACACGCTACGCCCGGTAAAACCGAATGTTGAATTTTGATACTCAAGGTAAATCGGTGTGCCGTTGAAAATTTTCAGCGTTCGCGACGGATGCCAGTTTTTACCGTTGATTTTGAGAGTCTTGTTGGCTTCCTGAAAAAATGGGCTGTTGGGGTTCTGGTCGGTCACCATCGAGCCAGAGGCATTCAGCGGATCCCACGCATTGATATACACGTCATCTTCCGTAAGCCCAAAAGTTGGAAGTGGCTCACGGCACGAAACGCTGTCGGTACCGACGCCGATCGCGGCTGCGCCATAACAACGAGACAGAAAAAACAGGTTTTTGATCTTCTCGTTAACCTTCATACGCTCCCACACCTCCTGAAACCGCCGCACTACACGCTCGTCCGGATCGGTTTCCACGTTGTACTGGCGCGGCTTACACATCGCCATCAGTATGGGTTTTTCAACAAGTTTCCCGCCCAGCGGGTGGTACTGCCACAGCAGTTTACACAGCTCATAGCCGATGTCGGTTCCTGGCTGAATTTCTTCAGCCTCAAGAATGCGCATCAGCGAAGAACTGAGATTTACAGAAATCTCGATCTCGGCCATCAGAAAAAATCCAGATTTTTACAATGCTTCGTAGTTGCCGAACGCGATGATCAGCCCGTACGTGTAGCAATCGAAAAGGTCGTCTGCGCGTTTGTGCGCATCTTTGTCGGCCAGGTGGAACCCGGCGATTTGTTTGATGAGGTGGTTTGCGGTTGTACGCTTGAATGAAACGGTTTTGTCGTAAGCCTCGCGGGTTATTTTGCACTTACCCTGGTAATGGTGGCTGGATGCCAGCACCGCGCGTTCGTCTTTGCCTTTGCTGGTCAGCGCAGACTTAATCGGCGTCATATCCCAACCTTCGGTTTCCGCTTTCTGGTTGAGGATTGCCCCCATTGCGGCATCCTCCATGAATACTCCCTGACTTCCCATACGCGGGCGGCACAGCTTCTCCAGGCGTTCGAGGTTGTCATAAACGCCGGGGATATACTCAGGAAGCAGCGACGCTTTAATCTGCGTCACATCCCAGTCGATAACAGTCAGTTTCGGCTCATCGGAATACGTGGACTCATAAGCGAAATAGACAACGCCCGTCCCGTCATTTTCTGTCCCGCCTTTCAGCGCAGTATCCATCACCGCAAAAATCATGTCGCAGTGCGTAGGTACCTCAACCGGCTGCCCGTCCACCAGCAGCTTATCGACATCGAGCAACGCATCTTTCGACCAGTCCACGAATTCGGCGAGATATTCCTGCTGCCACACACGCGGATCCGATTTTCTCTCCGTGTCCTCCAGTTCCTCTTTCGGGATATAGGGATTCGAGGAAGTGGGCGCATGGTGCATGACAAATCCCAGGGATTCATCGTGGCACACCGCATAGAAAAAATTGCGCTCATCAATACCGTTTGGCGTGGAGAACACCCAGGCACAACCGCGGTAGTCAACCAGCGTTGGACGTATTGCGCGGGGCCAGATTTCCTCAAGCATTTCCGGCGATTTGGTGAATGCGGCTTCATCAATCAGCACAGCGTGATATTTACGCCCACGGCCGGCCAGTTTGTTGTTGTCCGTCACCCAAAAGTCGATTCGCCCGCCATTACGGAGGATGATTCGCTTTTCATTCTTGGACTGACTCAGAATCAACGGTTCAAGCGCTGCGCAAATCTCATCCCAGATTTCCTGGTACTGGCGGTATTGCGCGGTAAATATCCCAACCCTGCCAGCTATTAACTGCCCTGTCGTGGGAACCGCGAAGCGCCTCGTGGCAAAACTGGTAGCGATGTTCACCAGCATCACCGTTTTACCCCAACGGCGACCACAGCAGACCGCGTGAAAACGTTCTTCTATCGCAGCCGTCCACGCTGCAATCTGCCCCTCATGAGGTTTTGGCAGGAATATTTCAATCGACATTATCCACTCCCGGCATTGGCAGAGAGTTGTGAATAATTATTTCGTTATTTCCGCCACCGCCCCCTTTCCTGAGGTTCTCAATCTCAGCACGCAGTTTTTCATTACGCAGGCGTTTCCATTCATCATCCAGATCCGTATTTGCAGATTCCTCGCCGCTTCCCTGCACCGGCTTTTTGACAGCCGTCAGGTACTTAAGCAGTTCACGGCGTGCAGCGCCTTTATCCTCCATCAGGATCTCAACGCCGAATTTCCCATGTTTAGCGCCCGCATAAAGTAACCGCGCATCGCCATCGAGCATGGTGGTATCGGCAATATGGATTTCCCCCCGCCCCTCACCACAGCATTTCGGGCAGTCAGGATTGGGTATGGCGTTATCAACGAAGCCCAGACCACCATATTCAGGCGCAGGCTTGCCGTCTTTGCTGGCCTTCTCTGCGGCTTTGTCAAATTCCTCTATGTCACGCCACTGGTAGAGGTGATTCTCGCCCCAGCAGTAACGGCAGTTAACCCGTCGATATTGCGCCACTTCATTGGGGTCAGCCCGGACGATGGCCACGAGCTGGCTAACCAGCAAATCGAGATCGGCGGTGTAGCGTTTTTGGTATTGGTTGCGGAAGTAGCTGATAGCACGAAAAACCCTGGCATTTCTAAGCATACGGCTGGCGTTACTGTTGGCTGTCGCACCTTCCCCTTCATACCCAGCCAGTCGATATGCCTCTGTCGGCTTTTTCCCCTGAGCCACCAGCATTGCGAATTTTGCCTGCTGGTCTGAGATGCCGAATTCATCGGGGTTGAATGAAATTTCCTGGTCGTTTCTTGTGACAGGAGTGACAACCACCCCAGACTTCTTTTTCTCAGTTTTTTGGGATCGCTTTTGCGCAGTTTGCGCAGATTTTTTTTGCGCATCTTTTTGCGCACTTTTGCGCACTTCGGTTTGCGCATCATTGGTCGGTTTTTTCAGGTAGCGGCGAGCAGTGTTGTAATTTAATCCCTTCGCCTTACACCATTCCTCCTGGGATATGCCGGATCGGGTGTATTCAGCGATGTACTCCTGCCGCAATGCATCCCAGTCCTGTCTGCTCATCAGTTAGTCCTGATTTTTATCCACCTTGAGTAGTTCACGCAGGGCAAAGGCATCGCCTTTTCGGGCCAGCTTAAACAGCGCAGCCCTCAGTTCGGCCTCACCTTTGGCTCTTCCTTTTCTGATGTACTTATAAAATTTGCCGAGGCCTTCCCGATCCTGTTTCAGTTCATCCAGGTCGATATCAAGAACATCGGCGATTTGTTGCGGCGTCATACGGCATGCAGCCAGAGACTCAATTTTTTGATACGGAATCACTTATCACCCCCTTGTTGTTAGCAGGGTGTCTTCTTCCTGTATTTTTCGTGGAGAATTTTTACTGCAGCGTTGTTCCAGGTGACCTGATGGTGAATGCGTTTATGGCTGGCCCCCATCAGCGCGATTTTTACGCACGATGGCGCATACATGACGGAGTAAAAACTTTTAACGTAGGTACCGGAATCCAGATACAACTCCGTCATACCGCCGCTGTTTTTCTGCGTCTGCTTCTGTCCTAACTGAACGGCGCCCACCGTCATGAATAACTCACCCCGGCGACCGAGGTTAGTGTACGTGTTCACGTCTTCGTTTATGCGACCCATGAATGAGAACGGTCGATCAACCGAACAGATAAAACTGTTCATCGCCTTACGCTTCACCCATGCCGCGTGGCCACCATTGTCACCAAGAAAATCACCGCCCTGTGCCATTGCGATGGAAAGCGCAGGTATTGATTCGTAATACGCCAGCATTTCAGAAAGGATCGCATCCAGTTTCCTTATCGGAAAATAGGCCTGCTCATAGTTGCGATCCACCCGAAACTGGAACTCGTGATAGTCGTCATCGAGCTGGACGTAATATTTGCACCCAACCTTTTTTGCCAGGTCCGGACAGGCATTCCTGGCATAAAAGATTGAGCGCCGGTCGCCAAAATTATCGGCCTCATCAAAGCGGCTGGCGATGTCGGCTTTGGAAAATACCAGCACCTGATCACCAAACGCCTGAATGTACTGCTGCCGGGTTTTATCCTCGTCATCAACAACGATAAAAATTTTTCCGGTATAACCCGCCCGGCGCAAAGTACGGTATGTCAGCACATTGTCCGGGCGTCCGTGGGTCAGAATAAATGCGCAGAAATCATCACGCATACTCATCCTCTCCCTCGCCATGCATGATTTCCACCATGCGCTGAGTCATACGGACAAAACCGTGTTCAATGGCCTGTTGAAAATCAATGATCACCAGCGCGGACTCTTCGAAAAGTGCCTGTATCTCTGCCGGGGCGTGGGCGTAGTAATCCGCTATTTTGCTGAAATTGAATACAGTGTGACGCTCTGCCGCGCACAGAAGGAATTTTTCGATATCAGGGTCAAGAGTTGCCGAACGTATCCGGCTGACCAGTTCCTGCGTTTTCGTATCGTCGTACAGATCACCGATGTCCGGTTTATCACCTGACGGCTCATAAACAGGCGTGTCAATTTTCGCGGTATACGGCTCATCCCCAGTTTCGGTATCGTGCGTGACCTCCGTCAGCAGTTCGTCAATCTCAGTCTGGTTAAACCCCGTCAGAGAAATATCGAAATCAGCATCCAGCAGTTCCGCAATCTCCAGCTTGAGCAGTTCCAGATCCCAGCCAGCATTCATCGGCAACCGGTTATCGGCCAGACGATACGCCCTTTTCTGATCCTCAGTCAGGCCAGAAAGGACAATAACGGGAACGGTATCCATACCGAGGGACTCAGCCGCCATAACACGGCCATGTCCCGCAATAATTTCGCCTGATTCGCCCACAAGTACCGGATTCGTCCAGCCAAACTCCTTAATACTGGATACCAGTTGTGCCACCTGCTCATCGCTGTGTGTCCGGGCATTTCTGGCACAGGGTATCAGTTCATTTAAAGGGCGATAGACGATTGTTAATTCTTCGCGCATACAGCCTCGATGTCGTAATTTGAAAAGCCCACCATCGGCCAGTGCGCTGGGTGCGCGGCGGGTGCCGATGGCGAACTTTGGCATTATCGCAGCCCCTCTTTGAAGGGCTGCTGTAATGCCTGTGATCGATGCCTGAATCGTAAAAACCAGAATCAGAATTCATTAATCAAAAATACCGCGTGCAGCAGAATTTCATGCTTTCCGGACGCGCTGGCCAACCTCATTTTTCAGCAAAATATTCTGCTTACGTGCGTGATCAATTCTGTGCGCACTCCCGAACGCCATCGATAAGCCGACAGACCTGAGAAGCTGTATCGAAAATCTGGCGCGCTTTATCCAGAGTGACACACCCCACCAACAAAAAAGGCACCAGTATCGCTACCAGTGCCCATTTCGCCGCTGCCCGTGGTGTTCGGTGTGTCCAGTGTTTTCGCTTCATATCACCACCACCTGATGGCGTTAATAAGTTGAGCGATACCATAAAGAGCCAAACATAATGCCGCCGCTTTGATAAGCAAGGCTGCGGCAATACTAATTTCCCTAGTGACAGGAGCATTAAGTTCAAGGCCGTTTTTCATTGTCAACCTCAAGAAAATTCTTTTATAATTTCCCACGAGGATTTTCTCCGTACTTACTCAAATTCTCGTTGCTCATACTTCTCCCTTGCTTTGATTCAAGGTGTAGAAACAGAAAACCCCGGCTGCTGACACAGTCCGGGGTTTTCACTTTCAACTCACAATACAGGCGAAGATGTTTTTCGACTGTTCCTATTGTAGTGTCTAATCATCCGTTTAATGTTTTTATAATCATATTTATAGCGCCACGCGCTCTTTCATCCAGCCATAGACAAACGACTCGTTGGCTTCACGCTTCTCTGCCAGCTCCAGATAACGATCGCCCTGCGTGCAGTTCAGCGATGCGAGCATGACAAGCTCACCGTCTTTACCACGATTTTTCAGATAGGCGCGTAACGCATTAATGGTCCGTGGTCCGATACGACCGTCAGCATCCATATCCGGGTACAGTTTTCCACGCAGATTGAACACATTCAGCCATCTCTGGAGCATCTTCGTCGCCACGGATGGCCCCATATTCACGCCCGTATCGCACAGCTCGGCGGCAATATCAGGAGATAATGCGGAAACCTGGTCGAAACGGGGTCCGTACCAGTAATCAGCCTCGAGAATTTCCAGCGCCTGTCCACGCGTCAGGTCGCGCATATTGTCCCTGTAGCCATGAGCCCGCGCGACTTTTTCGGTAATGCCCCACTTTGTGGGACCGCCCTTATCATCGGGATGGTTTACGTAACCCCCCTCTTTTCCGAGGATTTCATCAAAAATTACGTCCTTTGATTTCATCTCACTGCCTCAGTAATGAAAGGATTTTTGACACATTCCCGCGCGCCCATACCACCAGCGCACAGAACAGCAGATTACCCAGCACCACACCCCAGCCATCGGGAAGTGGCAAACCACACAGATAGCTGAGAGGGACTACCGCATATACCAGCATCAGCAGCCAGGCCAGCCACGACACCAGCGGCTTATGTCTCGAGCCTTTTCTTCGATAAAAAAAAAGCGTCAGCACGATAACCGCGCATAACGCTACATTCAGCAGTCCAGGAAGATTACCTGCCATTGCCACCTCCTCCACGCAGACGGGAGAACAGCCCCGATATCAGTGAGGCAATATCCTGTTGATGGATAAACGACAGAATTTTCACCGATACCACCGACACCAGCACCGCACACAGCGCATCGGCTGATGCGCCGTCATAGCCTGTTTTTGCTGCAATCCATGATGACAGCACTCGCGCTCCCAGCACGCCGATGATGAACGACACCACAAAATGCGCCGCCACCCGCCAGGCTGAAAGCGCCTGAGGCATCGTGGCCACAAACAACGCCCCGGCAAATGCGCCAAACACAATCCCAAAATCTGTACCGGTGAACACGCCGTATGCCGTCGCCCCACCGAGCGCTGCAGCCGTTCCCGTTCCGGATACGGGTTCCGTAGCCATAACTTCTCCTGTAAATAAAAAAAAGACCACCAGCGGCCCGTAAATAACACCCTGTCAAAGGCACCCGCAGATGCCTTTTGTACGGTGTTATTCTTCATTGCGAAGTAATGGCCAGAGCAGCACCGCCACTCCAGCCACCAGCACACCATCTGCCATCACCGACATCAGGCGTCCGGTAAAATCCACCGCTACTACCAGAAACAGCAGGACGGCAGCCAGCGCAAGGCGCGCACTTTTCACAGGTACTGCTCCAGCGATAACTGCAACGCCTGCGCAATTTTCTTGAGTTGTGCTTCTTCTTCCTCACCGATACCGTCCTGGTCAGCGATATCCAGACACAGGCAGAGTACGTCCACTGCATCATCGGTCCCTGCAACATCTTCAAGTTCACGCAATGCCTGAGCGTTGGCACGACGCGGTGAGGCTTCATACTGGGCGCGAATATTGGCACTCATCTGCGCAATCTCTCCGGCGAACGGCGCAAAGGCCGGAAGCGCTGCAACCGTTTTTTCCAGCACAGCAATTTCTTTCGCATCACAGCTTCCGTCAGCGTAAGCAATGGAATACGCCCCCCAGATAGTCGCCTCTACCGCATCACGGTTCTCCATCTTCTTCACTTCAACAATCGCTTTACGGGTTTTCTTTTTGAATAAACCTAACATCGTGACTTTTCCTTTTAGTGGGTGAGCCTGCGCCCAGGAGTGCTCAGCCCACAAAGAAAGTCACTCTGACCATCCTGTAGGCTCAGTCCTGAAAAGCTCTGTGGTTTTTGATGTGCGCCGGGCGCGGCGCGGATATGAAAAAGGCCCGCCTGAGCGAGCCCTGGAAACGAAAAAACCCGCTCGATGGCGGGTTCTGACAAACTGACTGCATTAATATTTACATAACAAATTCGGATGGGCCATCCCCGAACGATTTTCCTGTGCTGCCTCAACCACTCATTCGAAGATGACCTGTTCGAATTTTTTAAGATGCCCGCTATCAGAACAAGGCTGCAAGAGCTATAGCCAATATCCCCGTAAAAATCGTTACTTCCGCTACCCGTTTTTTCGAGTACTTATCTGCCAGATGTGCAATAAAGAAGCAAAGCATCCCACTTAACACAAACCATACACCCATTGTCCCCCCCTTTATATACAGATATTCTCTGACGGGCTAATAGTTTGCAACTAACGCAATACCCGGGAAAACTCCTATTTTCCAGCAAAACCTTTTAGATTGTCACAATTCAAAAGTGAATGCTATTTCGAAAAAAAACCACCTCATGAGAGGTGGGCGTCCAAAATGTCGATGACAGGAATGTAATTATTAGTATGAAATTGTACTGCTGTTTATTAGATTGACGTGTCGGGTGCCTCCCGAGACATATCACCAGTCTCAATAAGTAATATGCCAGCGGCCTTCGACTAAAAGCTCTCGTGGCTATTCCCGCCCCTGGGACACCTCAATAATCAATGCAGTGCCGGGTTCCGCCCCGGAGAGTCCTTAGCCAGCTACTGGAACTCGCAACGATTTGATCAAACGCAGACGAGGGTACTGTTTTGCTCCACTGTACGTGGATATCACTGCATTCAAATGGCGTCTTATCTCTTTCTCAACCCAAATTACCGCGCATACTGGTAAACGACAAGACGCCATTTGAATGCAAAAAACATGGCACACAGCCCCCTATGCAGCTGAGAAGCGGAATTTAACCACTATTTCCTGCCCCGCTTCGACTAACTTTCGTTAATCTGTGCCATAAAAAGGTCGGTTCGCAAACTAAACTTGTCAGTTTAAGCTCGAGAGCCATTTCTACTGTCATCAACTACACAAGGATGGATGCAGAATTGGCTCTCATTCTCTTTCATAGACGCTACATGATATGAAAGAAAACTTGAGCGGGCAGCGGGAATCGAACCCGCATCATCAGCTTGGAAGGCTGAGGTAATAGCCATTATACGATGCCCGCATATGGTGCCGACTACCGGAATCGAACTGGTGACCTACTGATTACAAGTCAGTTGCTCTACCTACTGAGCTAAGTCGGCATTAATTGGTTCCTCAGGAACATCCATGACCGAGCAGTAAAAGTCACCCCTTAGAACCGAGGCGAATAATAATAAAAAAATATAATATTTCAACCCAAATAACCTAAAAAAATCCAAAGACATCCTTTATTTTAAATTTATTTAAAAAGAAAGCTAAAATCAAAAAATTATTAAAAAATATATTCAACCTCATTAACAGTTTGCTTATATCTTTCAGCTTCAAATTCAACGCCCAATGCCCTACGACCAAGCGCCAGAGCCGCCTTTATAGTGGAGCCCTATCCCTTGAAAAAATCCGCCCCATTCGGCAACTGCCACTGACTGGCACCGAACCAGTGCGAAGCCATGTTTTTCTTACCCATGGCTACGGCAATCAAAAAGGCAACCCGAAGGCAGCCTTAGAAAAGAAAACCTCGCCGAAGCGAGGTTATAAGAATTAATGGCACCTTATCTAACAAGCCACCTAGGGTTCACTGGATTTAGCGAAATGCTTTTGGATGATCGCTGAACCCAAAGGTCAATTTTTCACACAGCAATTTTGCAAAAAGCAGAGTCATTCAAAACTGGGGCGCTTGTCCGTCACTCCGGGGAACCCATCATTGCAGACCGAAAAGCTTTAACTGGAGCGGGCATGAAAGAATCGAACCCCGTACTACAACACCAAGGTTGACGCACTTCCCTATGAGCTAGTGGCGGTGTGGTGGCCCTTGCTGGACTTTAATCAGCGACCGGGCGATTATGAGTCGCACGCCCTGACCAACTGAGCTAAAGGGCCGGGAGCAAGATGGTACATAAGTGAAACTAGCCATGCAAACATCATGGTTTTTCATTTGCATCCAGATAAAACAAAACCCGCACGATGGCGGGTTTCATAATGTGTTCATGTCTACTGCTCGCCTCGCGGTACAGCTATGCGAAGCGTACCGAAATTGAAGCAGTTTGTGCGTCAAATTGCAATAATTTTTTTAACGAAATGCTCTGCGCATCGGTGCATAAAGTATATACTCAGCAACCCTAAGCCAATCCTCAATACGCCTCTCGCAGGTTCTAAAGCTCCACTCTGGATGTGCTTCATTTAACCTCTCGGCCATCATGCGCTTACTCATCCCCCGCCCCACATAACGCTGACTCAGGATATTGAACAATCCGGGATGATCTGCAAGGACTTCACCAATAACCCCGTCGATGGTCAACGCTTCTGAATCGGTACAATGTGCCAACCAGCTTTTTTGCTTACCGTTAATCATATCCCGCAAAAACGCCTCAAGTTCCGGTTTATCCAGCCCTGCCCGCTTCATTCTGCGGAGCGCCTCATTTATCGCTGTTTTGGTCAGTTTTTTAGATGTCAGCAACTGGTTAAACATGTTGCCCGGTTTACCGCTGCCGATGTACGACCAACGGCCCCACATACGCAACTTGCCCTGAATCCATACGCTCTCGAGTGTGCTAAGGCGAAGGTGTTCACCTGGTTTTCCTGTATTGGTTGGGTAAATCATATCAGCCCTTTCTCTCTCCAGATTTCTAGCGTACGGAAAACGCCTTCTGCATGCATCAGGCGAAGTTCTTCTTTGCTGTAGTCATCGGTTTTTACCCGACCGTCGATCAGGTCATGGCAGGCACTACAGGCAATAGCCGCCTGCATATCGTGTGGTTTAGTGGCTATGCCGCAAGTTCCGGCCATCCGGTAGTGCGCAAGCACAGATGTTTCGGGGTTATGGTTGCAGTAACCGGGGATCCTGACTGTACACATTAGGCCGCGTGCCGCTTTTCGTAAATCAGCCATCATGCGAACTCCAGAAGCTGCGCGGCGACGTTCTCAACTTCTTCCGGAGAAGAAAATTTTTGGAACAGGATCCAGTTCCACAGAACGTTCAGCACTGATTTATAAACCTGCTGAAACTCGCCTTCGTCCATATTCGCAAAAGCGATGGATTTAGCCCTGCGCCCGCGGCTGCCGTCCGGGTAGACAATCTCCAGGAAAAAACCAGCCTGAACGGTTACCCATTCACGGAAAGCATCGAAAGATTTGAGCAGCGCAACGTCCCCGGCTCTCCTGATGGCGATTTCGTGCAGATACTGCTCTGCTGCGTCACTCAGTGCCGGAGTATGTTCCCGGCCTACTGACTCACACAAGAAATCAACAAAACCAGAAACCAGTTTCCGCTCGCGCGGAGTGATAACGCCACCTGTTGGAGTCCAGTAATCGAATCCGAGCTGCAGAAGTTTGAAAAATCTCTTATGGAATGCGTAGTTACGCACACGCTTGAAGTCAGCGTGTATCCATTCGCCAATTTTAATTTGTTGCAGGAAATCGCCACTCTCCGGCGTTGCCGGGAGAAGTAATCCTGAAGAGGTTTGCTTAACTAATTGTAGATGCGCCATTATTACCTCTGGTGACGCATCGTTATCAGGTTGCATGTTGTTCAGGCATGCGGGAGTATTATCATGGAAGCACTAATCAGCTTCAAGTTTACCCGATATACTGGCAAACCATTTCACGGAGAACTGTGGGAGAAACAACCCGCTCATCTGGCTTAAGTGCGCGAACATTAAGACTTCTTCCGCTACGTATCCAAATAGCTCTCTCGCTATCAGGGAAATAATCCATTTCCGCCACAACCGACATATCATCCCGACGAATGACCGCATATTTGCGGCTAATCATTCCCTGCAATTTTTTCACAATACCTCCTTACCACTAAGGGAAAATGTGCGTTTTCTACGCAACTCTTTGTTGATGGAGAAAATATAACGGGCACAACTATTTGTCTCGCACCGTAAGATTGATGTTTTTATGCACATGGAAGTTTTTTAAGCGTTTAGCATCCATTCTGATTATCGTTCACGTATTAAACGTTTATATTTTACACCAAAAGCACTGTATGCATATACAGTACCAATTTTTCAGTTCAGTTCAAGCAATTGTGCATAAAAAACCCGCCGAAGCGGGTTAGGTGCGGGTGCGTTGAGAATACCTGACACAAAGAGTGGCGGGGAGTTCTCCCCGCCGATGCTCTTAACGTTGTTCAACTTCGTAGGCTAAATACGCCGAAAGCTCTGTGTTACCCTGTTTGATGTGCAACTCGCAAAGCGAGCCACGAACCATCCAGACCAAAGCCAGAATGGTGCAACAAACCACCACCAGACAAAACACATAGTTCCTTCGCATTACAGCCTCCTGTAAGTTGATTTCTTACTGTTAAGAGGCTAATCTTTATGTGTCGCATATAGATATGGCCTCAGATTAATGTTAAGCGTCTTGCAGGACGCGTAATGTTAACTGGGGCTTTTCTCTATCTGCCTCGTCTATGCCTAAGGCAGATAGCCTCAAGCACCCGGGACCATTCTCCAGTATTTCCATGATTTTTCCAAAGTAATTGTTGATGTTTCGTGTCATCATATTTCGTGAGTAATAGGCAGGTACCGCATAACCTCCTCTCTTGGTTTTTCCTGCATTCGTCTAAAAATCAAATTAGAGCTACCATAAGGTTCCGTAGAGTGAATCATTTCTCCGTTATAAACCCACACTCCCATATATTGTTCAGGTGAAATAATAGAAATTAATAAATCCGTTTCTGAAGTAGTTCCCAAAGTATGATTAAGCATTTCATGGTCCAATTTCGCAAACAAAACATCTGGCTCATAACTGTAAGCACTGATGTATTTATAATTAGGGTGAGCCAGTTCAATGCGGTCGTACTTATTCATGTTGAATCCTCGATTACAGATGCCAACGAAGACATTTCGTTAGTGCTAAGATTATATCACACCAGATTTGTTCATGTTGAAGTCGAGGATTTGTAACCATTTGATGTAGATTGAATTTCTACCTCAACAAACGATTTAGCAAACAAAACCCGCAGAACGCGGGCCTTTGTCATTTGCTTTCTGGTTGCCTGCCCACACAGGGACACGACACAATATTCGCAGATTACTGCCAGCGGAACTCATCAGTACCGCCGCAGTATTTGCAGGTTGCGTTATCCGGAACTATGGGCGGCCTCCAGTGTTCTGAGGGCGTAGCCCCCCTCCGGTTAAGGATTTATTTAAAATGATTAATTCCGATTTATATTTTTAGTGAGTTACTGCCACTACGTTTATCGAATCTTCGCTCCGTGATTTTTCAAGCGGTTCTGCGCCACGCTGTCTTTTTTGCTAAAACTTGTTGTGATATCTCCTGAGTTTTTAAGCAACCCCATCCTGCTTTTTTATTCACTGTGTGCTCTCCTTCACAAAGATAATCCAGTGGGTTTTGTCGTTCTTCCCGGTACGTTGACCAATTGCTGGTTTCGCGTCAGTAAGCGCCAAAATTTGGCTTACGGGGATCTGCGTTTCGTTCCATTTGAAGATGAGAACACCGTGCGGCCACAACACACGAAAGGCTTCTTTAAATCCCTGCTGTAGATCGTCGCGCCAGGTATCTTTATTCAGCCGTCCATATTTTTTACCAATCCAGGCAGACTGACCCACGCGCTCCAAGTGCGGCGGATCAAACACCACAACCGGGAATGACTCATCAGCGAATGGCAAATGGCGGAAGTCGGTGATGACGTCGGGGCTGATAACTAGGTGTCGACCGTCGCATAGCTCATGCTTTTCGGCGCGGATATCAGCGAACACTGCGCAGCCTCCTGATGAATCTTCGCGATAATATCCCGGTGCTTGTTCAGTTCACGCAGTGCTGCGCATACCCTCTCCCACTTCTGAACCTGACCTTTTGCCCGGCGAAGCTCTCGGTTCGCCATGCGCAGTGATGGAAAAATCAGGTCGTCAGCGCGTTTTTCGGTAAATGAAGGAATTGACTGCACCACTTCTGCAATATCCTCTGCAGGTGCTTTGGCTGTAATTTCTGGTGCAGGTAATTTCGCGGCCTCCGGCTGCTGCTCAGGTTCTGCGAAATCCTGATTATCCAGCATTTCGGCCACATGCTGATTTGGAAGGCAGTAACGGAATCGCCCGTCTTTGGCGACACGGTGAACACGCGATTTTCTGGTTGCCATCGCCAGTGTCGAAGCCACTTTACGTGAGGTGACACAGAACAAAGCAGCCAGCTCGTCAGCCGTTAGCGGCCCACGTTCTTCGATAGCGCTGAGCAGATGCTGCTCAGTAACTTTTGACGCTGACATTTCGCCAACATCCTCATCTTTCTGGTCAGGGCAACCAGATAACGCCCAGGACATGCCGTTTTTAGTTACCACTCCAGCCTTTTGCAATTCCCACAGCTCGTTAATCACCTGCTGACGCTCCATGCCGAGGCGCGCGGCAAGTTCGATTGACGAGGCTTTGCCCATTGATTCAAGTGCTTTAAGTACGGTTTCCATTTCAACCCCTAAACTCTGTTACCGGCTCCCCGGCTGCTCCCGAAAATTTTGTGTATCTGGTATCCGCGCCAGTTACGGCGGCATTCCTGCACTGCTACGGTTTTCGGTGGTGTCGGTCGTTCGGTCACCGCTCTGGCAATGCAGATTTTTTCCTGCCAGTTATCCGCAAGGCGATATTTCTTCCCTTCCCGACTTAACCTCCCGTACCGCTGCATGTTCTGGAGCAGGTTGTGGATTTTTTTATTACTTACGCCAAGCGCATCAGCTAATTCGCGGGGCGTGGCTTCCCCGTTCTCCAGCAGATGCCTGATGGCGGCCTGTTGGTTTTTGCTGTTCATGCGACTTGTCTACTCCACTGCTCCAGCCTGGCCGACATTCGGGCGCCAGCTTTCCCAGTTAAAATTCACCCATCGCCCCCCGTTCATCGTCATGCGGTCCATCACGCGCTCGCCCAGCAGAGTTTTCATTGCGTCGTAGTTCAGATTTGTCAGCATCCCCACACTGCGCATCGATGCTGTCCGGCGGTCAACAATCTGGTGCAGTACGACCTGCTCGTTTTTGGTTTCGCGCTGCACACCGATTTCATCGAGCACCAGCAGGTCAACCTCACACAGTTCCTGCAGAAATTTTTCGCCGGAATTCCCGTCATCGTAGCTGGCGTGTAAGGCGCTCATCACGTCTGCCACGGTAACCACAATCACGGTTTTACCGGTTTTCAGCAGGTGGTTGCCAATGGCCGCCGCCAGGTGATTTTTCCCGGTCCCCGGCTTCCCGCTAAACGCGAAGTTCGTGCAACCGGACTCCAGTTCGCTGGCGATGGACTTGGCCTGGCTGAGTGCGTACCGCTGGCCATCGTTCTGAACCCGGTAATTCGCAAACGAACACCTGCGGTGAAGTGGCTGGATGCCTGAGCGATTAAGAATTTTCTCTACCCGCACCTGTCGGTTCTGCTGCTCGATTTCTGCACAGCGCTTACGGCCTTCGGCAAGTTGCCATTCCCGCCATTCTTCCGGTGTGCGGAACGGCGCTACCAGATGCGGCGGAGCAAATTTTCGGATACGCTCCAGAACTCCGCTTGTCGCAATATTTTTCATGGTCGGTTACCCCTTGAAGCCCGGTGGAATCGTGTTGTCCGGCAGCGAAACCTCAAGCCGTCCGTTAAGCCTGTTGCCGTGTGGCAGATGTACTTTGTCTGGAAATAACCCTGTCCAACCGTTCGCTATCGACAGGCTTATCACTGCATCTGGATCACTACATCCGGACAGTTTTCTGGCCTGGTGCCTGCATGTTGTCTCCGTTAGCCGTTTGCCAATTTCGGCACGATGAGTAACCCAGTCAGACCAGGTTCCCGGACTCACGTTTTCGGGTCTTGCAGCAAGCGGGTCGAATTTTGATTTTTTACTCGCGCGCACATGCTTACCTTGTGGTTCAAGATCTTTATCTTGTGGATCATGTTTTAATACTTGTGGATCCCCTCCAGAATCTGGAGGTTCAAAACCCCCTTTTACTCCAGATTCTGGAGGTTCAAGTTCACTTGAGACTCTAAATTCTGGAGGTTCAAAATCTGTACCTTCAGATTCTGGAGGTAGAAAACTTGATTTATTTTTGGACTTCATTGCACGAATTTTGGCCCTTTCCTGCCCCGCTAAAAACTCAAGCCTTTCAACATTCAGGAAATACAAATTCGACGTTCTGCGGTTGCCATGTCTTCGCGCTTGCCGACGAACCCACCCAGCCTTTTCCAACTGAGCAAGTGCGCCGTAGACAGTGCTTTCAGCAAGCCCTAGCTGGCGGCTAATTGTTTCAACGCCCGGATAACTGATTCCCTCATCATTCGAGTAATCAGCAAGTCGAACCATGATCAGAAGTTTTGCGCCGGTAATTCCATTGGCAGCACAGGCATCCCACACATTCCCCTGAACTCTGCTACTCATAAAACCTCATCAAGCTACTGCTGAATACTCACTGGTCACATCTCTGATACTGCTGGCGATAACCGTTCCGTAGCGCCTGTAACGCATGAATGGCTTCGTCACATTCCCGTTCAAAATCATGTAGCGGCGCACCAAGTAACGAGGCGTTCGCCGCTTCGGTGCTTTCTTTCAGCAAACGAGTTACCAGGTATTCGATGCTTTCACCGGCGGTGACCCGTTTATGCAGCTCTGGCGCGCTTTTTCGGATAGCCTCCAGAATTGCAGGTATCAGAGCAGTAAATTTTTCGTGATGCTCTGCGGTTTCTAACTTTCGCCAGCGCTGAAAAATGTTTATCCGGTTCCTGCGCCAGGCGGAATAATCGACCGTTCCGTCATCAAACTCGATGCGGTGGACCGCAATGTCAGACCTGACAGACTGCGCCAGAAATTCACGGGTAATCATCTGCGTTGCGCTTTCCTGGGTTATGCCCGGCATACGCAGCCACGCATCCAGTGCAACGCACGTTTTTTCTATACTGATCGTCATTGTTCAGTCTCTTTCTGCTGCTTTCCCTTAAAATGCCCTTCTGGGAGATAGTCTGTTGGGTTTGGATAAATATCAGGTCGTAGCTCGTGCGGAGTTACAGACCAATTCAACAAAGCGCAAAGAGGTAAAACTCTTTCTGGTGGAACATTCCCCTTGAGAAACCATTTGCCAACAGCCTGGGAACTGATATCGAAATGTTTTCCGATATCAGTTAATGACATTAAGCCGGTTACTCTATCTTTTAAAAACTTGCTCACTTTTTACCCTCAAGTTCAGGATGTTGGGTAAAAGTATCATCAAAAACTATTAGTTTCAATATGCAGCAACTAATAGTTTTGATGTTAGTTGAAACCATAGGTTGTAAAATGAGGTATGGACAAGATAAACCACCCAATTTTTGCTGAGCGAATTCAGCAGATCATGAGCGAAAACGGCTGGTCGTTAGCAGACCTGGCTAAGAGGGTTATGCTCTCTCATACTGCTGTGCGTAAATGGGCTACTGGCAGCAGTGCTGCTAGCGGAGAACGTTTAAAACGATTAGCGGCAATCACAGGAAAACCTGAACACTGGTTCTTTATGCCTTCACCTGACGCAGAGAATCAGGCTTCAACGATAGCGCGACAACTTGACGAAAAGGAAGAAGCTCTGCTGTCTCTTTTTAATCAGTTGCCTGAAACAGAAAAGCTAAGATTGATCATACATACAAAAAGCGTACTTCACGAAGTAGACCTTTTGAAAAATGATGTCTATGACATAATCAGCGACATTCATAAGCCTTGATTTATGCCCTTCTCCCCAAAAAAACGCCTTTGACGGCGTTTTTTTACCCCTTTATGGAAACTTTTTGTTTTACTCCTATTGACAACAAAAACTTTTAGTTTTAATGTTTTCACATCAACGAAGCACAGCATCGTTGTCAGGTTTGAAAGTTCCGCCACCCGGCGTTAAGGGGAGAAGGAAAGATGGGAAGGAATGAAGTGATTCGGTATCTGATGGATAGCTGCAATGTCAGTTTTAGCGTAGCTCTCCAGGCATTGCGCGACAATGGATGGGATATGGTTTTAGCTCAATGCGAGCTCCAGGAACAGTATTATCAGGGCTGAAAATGGCGCACGTCGCTGGTTGAAAAAAAGTTCAGGTGAATAAAATGAACGAGACAGAATTAAAACACGTTATCGCCCTACTCCTGGAAGATGCAAAACGCCTACAGCAACTGGAACCAAATGCAGGCACTGAAGCCCGCATTTGGATTGCCAGGAAAGCGCTCAACAATTACGGAGAACGTTTTCGAGGCTTCGGCGAATAATATTATTTTTCTAATTTCATTTGCTTTCCGAGAGTATTCATTATTTTGATGAAGTAATCAGGATACGCAGATATTGCAGTCCCACAATATGAGCACTGAATAAATCTTACCTTCTCAGAGCTAACATATTGAGTGGAAGATAACTCGAAATTTGTATTTTCACATTTTGGGCATTTTGTTGTAGTTGCGGACATTTTATCCTCCATTGAGAGTCTCAATTGAAAATGGAGACCAACACGCTGTCACGTGTAGTCGTGCGCCGGACACGGATAAGTTTCCGGCTCTGATAGTTTACTGAAAGGATATATCCCTGAAAAGTCAGGGCACAACACGAAGGCGCATTTCCGTTGTTTTCTGAGTCGGTCTTGTCTGTAAATCCAAATAGTGGAAGTGCGCCTCCGGTTGTGAATAACGACATTGCTGTGTGTAGTCTTGGCGGTATCAGATTTTTGTTTTCCCTTCTGCTCTACCGCCCTTTTTAAAGTGAATTTTGTGATGCGGTGAATGCGGCTAAGCGCACGCGGCACAGTTAAAACCTAAATGGTCAGTTAGGGTGGTTTAAGTCGGCATTAATTGTTAACTGGTTAATGTCACCTGGAGGCACCAGGCACTGCATCACAAAATTCATTGTTGAGGTCATGATAATGGAGATGTTATTACCCAACGTTAATACTTCTGAGGGGTGCTTTGAAATTGGAATCACCATCAGTAACGAAGTATTCACGGAAGATGCTATAAATCAGAGAAAATATGAACCTTATCTTCTTACTGATGGTTCTATTCTTTCTTATATCGCATTACACAGACTTGGAGTCTTTAAGGAAGAATAAGATGAATACTTTATTCGCTCTTGTTATGACCGTTTTTCTGACAACGGGAGAAACTCAGGATGTGGTAACCGGAATTTACGACACGGAGGCCGAATGCAAGGCGGCATCTGTTGAACAAAAAATCTCAGGCGAATGCTACCCAGTGGATAAATTCATTCTCCCCGTTAATGGAGAGATACCAGCCGGAGAATAAGGAATAAATTGATGTTAATAAAGTGTGCCTATCATCTTTGCAATAAAGAAATTGATGATAAAGAAAGCATAGAAAAACCACTTCATTTTATGCAGGGAGTTATACCCACTACCGAACTGAGAAAATACTGCAGCGAACAATGTGCTCATTATGACCAGATGGCACACGAACTTTAATTAAATTAACCATATCCAATTAACTATGCCAGCAATGGCAGGGATTCGTTCAATCTAAAAAACGGAGTTAATTATGAATATCGAAATTAAAGCAAAAACAGAAACCAGTGACGGAGTGGTGCATCACGTCGTTCAAGATGATAAGCGCATTGGTTTTGTTATTAAAACTGATAATAAAGAAGCCCCCTACACTATCGTAGATATGCAAGGTGATTCCGGTAATACGAAAACAATCGAAGATGCAGTAAAAAGAATTTGTCTGAAAAATATAGCGCTAACTATTCCCAAAGAGAAACGAGCTGATTTTCTGGCGGTTTTAGTTGCCCTGAAATTAAGTGGCGAACTCTGAAAAATAAAAAGCCTGCGACAGGCGCAGGCTTATCCCATTTTTTCATCTGGCGATGTGCTGGTCGGTGACCAAACCGACCAGCCAGAGATGTGACCAGTGAGCACCCTGGGAGGCTCGCTTACTGGACGAGCAGGATTTTAATCGTAGTTGAGGTTAAAAAACAATGAGTACTAAACCACTATTCCTGATCCGCAAAGCCAAAAAATCATCAGGACAACCCGACGCCGTTTTGTGGGCCTGTTGCGATTTTGAATCTGCCTGCGCCACTCTGGATTACCTTATCGTGAAATCTGGCCGGCAACTGAAAAACTACTTCAAAGCTACCGCAACAAACTTCCCTGTAGTGGACGATCTGCCTCCTGAAGGTGAAATCGACTTTACCTGGTGCGAACGCTACCAGCTCGGTAAAGACAACCTGACCTGGGAATGCAACCCCGGATCTGTTATCGCATCGGCTAATGATGATTCCATCAATGCTGAAACTGAAAATCAGAATGACGATGTCAGCGCACAACCTCAACTCACGGTTGTGGCAACTATGCCATTACGTCATCGAGTTCTGGCGCAACTCGTCGGCAACGGAGAATACCTGTATCACGTTGATGCAGAGCAAAAAGCAAAAATCCTGCGTATGGAAATGGACACCGAAAATTCCCGCGTCCAGAACACGATTCTTGCAGCCGAAAATGTTGAGCCATTCAAAAAAGCCACCGAGCACGACATCCACCGGGTGGTGGTTGCGTTCACTGCGGTATTCCCTGCTGACGGTAAGACACCTGAACTGGGTACGATCATGCAGTTTTTTAACGCATGGTTCGGTACAGACCACATCGATCGCGGTCTGCTGGTCAAGGAGTGGAAGAAAGGAAACCGGATTTCCGGTATTTCCCGCACGCCGTCCGGCGCTAACGCTGGCGGCGGTATCCTGACCGACCGTGGCGAAGGTTTTGTTCATGATAAAGCCTCCCTTGCGCGCGACGTGGCAACTGGCGTGCTGGCCCGGTCAATGGACGTGGATATCTACAATCTGCATCCGGCACACGACAAGCGCATTGACGAAATTGTCGCGGAAAATAAACCGCCCTTTTCTGTGTTCCGGGACAAATTCATCAACATGCCGGGCGGCCTGGACTACTCCCGCGCCATCGTTGTGGCGTCTGTGAAAGAGGCGCCAGTCGGAATCGAGGCCATTCCCGCCCGCGTCGGGGAGTATCTCAACCGCGTTCTGACGGAAACCAACCATGCAGCTCCGGATCAATTAATTGTGGATATCGCCTGCGGCCGCACTTCTGCCCCCATGCCATACGGCGCAAATACAGAAGGAAAATCAAATGATGAAGAAAAACCGCAATCATCAATCGTACTGGCAGATGAACCGGCAACGCCTGAAACAGTGGAACCGGATACAGTTGAACATCATCAGGACACGAAGCCGCTGGATGCTGAGTCACAGGTAGACACCGTTGATACAGCATACCAGGAGAAACTGGCAGAGCTGCACGAAGCGCGCGCGAATATTCCCCCTAAAAATCAGGTTGATGTAGGCAAACAACTGGCGGCGACGCGTGGTGAATATGTGGAAGGAATCAGCGATCCGAATGATCCAAAGTGGCTTCAGGAAAATTACAGTGCTACCGCCTCAAATGAAGGCGAAAAAACGGAAGTGCAGACCGCACACGATGAAGAAACACCGAAAGAAACGGCTGGCGATAACGTACAGGAAGATAACGAGGGCGCTCAGTCAGACGCTGGCTGTGATAGCACTGGTGATGCGTCAGATACCGTAAATCAGGTCTGGCCATCATGGTTTGAGCCAGGACGTTACGAAGATATACCCAACGAAGTTTATCATTCAGCTAACGGGATCAGCAGCACAATGCTCAAGGATGCCCGTATCAGCCTGATGTATTACCACGGACGACATATTGCCGGAATAATTCCACGTGAAGAAAGCGACGCTTTGCTTCGTGGGCGGATTATTCACAGCTATACGCTGGAAACGGAAAAATTTGCTGGTGAATATGCCGTTCCGGTCGCTGTTCCTGATTATGTCGTCACCACATCACAGGATTTGATTACGATCATCAAAGATTACAACGCCAGCCTGCCGTCGCTGATGACGCCCGAGCAGATGAAGGAGTGGATCGAGAACTACAACAGCACACTGACTCAACCTGTAGCACTGGGTGCCAGCGCCGAGGAAACCGGGCTGTTGTACAACGATCTGCCGGAAACGTTCCGGCGTATCCCGGAAGGGGAAAAGCACACCGCATCGGCGATGAAAGCCTGCATCAAGGAATACAACGCCACGTTGCCGCCCCTGCTGAAAACAAGTGGTACCAGAGAACAGCTTCTGGACCAAATCGGATCCGTTGCTCCTGAAATGGCAGAAAAAGAACGCGCAAAATTCCTGCCCTATAACGTCAGCGGAACGAAAGAACAATTAACGGATATCGCCCGAGCAATACAGCCGGATCTGGTCACTCTTGATGACTGGCAAAAACAACAGGCAGAGGCAAGCCAGGGGAAAACCCTTATCAGCCGTGAAATGTATGAACAGGCGATAAACATTAACGCCGCTTTGCAAAATAACCCTGATGCCGCCCGGCTCCTCAATCACCCTGAACGCAAATCCGAGATCAGCTATTTCGGATTTGACGAAGAAACCGGGCTGGAAATTCGCGTCCGTCCCGACATTGAAATCAGGCTGCCGTATGAAAGCATCTGTGCAGACCTGAAATCTGTCAGCCTCGGTTATGTGCGTCAGGAACGCCTGAAAGACCGTCTGCACCGGGAAATCATCGAGCGTGACTACCATCTCAGCGCGGCGATGTACTGCGACGTGGCGAACCTGGACAAATTTTTCTGGATCTTCGTTAACAAAGATGCCGGTTATCACTGGGTGGCGGTGGTCGAGGCTTCGCCGGAACTCCTCGAGCTTGGACGACAGGAATATCGCCAGACACTACGTCAGATAAACGAAGCCCTGGAAACAAACCACTGGCCTGCGCCAATTACCGAAAGTTACACAGACGAGTTAAACGACTTTGATCTTCGCCGTCTTGAAGCACTGAGCATCTGAGGAAGAACACTATGAACGAATTAATTCAGCAAGAAAATATTAACTCCAACGTTGCGGTTTTCAGCCCTCAGTCTCTGGCCGCTATTCAGACGTTCTCTCAGGTCATGGCCTCAGGCATGGCGACAGTACCGGAGCACCTCCGGGGCAACCCGTCTGACTGCATGGCCATCACCATGCAGGCAATGCAGTGGCAGATTAATCCTTATGCAGTGGCACAGAAAACCTTCGTGGTAAACGGTGTTCTGGGGTACGAAGCGCAACTGGTTAATGCCGTAATCAGTACCCGGGGACCATTAACCGGACGTATCGAATATGACTGGTTCGGGCCGTGGGAAAAAATTATCGGTAAGTTCGACATCAGGAAAAATGATAAAGGGAAGGAATACCGCGTTCCTGGCTGGAAACTTGCCGATGAAAACGGGATCGGTGTACGTGTCTGGGCAACACTTCGCGGCGAGACTAAACCGCGGGAACTGGTGTTACTTCTGGCTCAGGCCAGAACACGCAACTCAACGCTGTGGGCCGATGACCCGCGCCAGCAACTCGCTTATCTCGCAGTGAAACGCTGGGCGCGTCTCTACTGTCCCGAAGTCATCCTGGGCGTGTACACCCGCGACGAGTTGGAAGAACCGAAGGAAAAGATCATTAACTCGGAACAGGAACCGCAGCGCCCTTCTGTACCAGCCAATGAACCCGCTGTTATTGATGTTGATCAATGGGTTAATAAACTGCGCGACAGCATTGAACAGGCCGACAGCACTGAACAGACGACAGCTTTACGCCAGGAAGTCGAAGCGCAGAAAAATGCCCTTGGCCCGCTCTACACCGAACTGAAAGGAAAAGTCGTTCAGCGCCATCATCGAATTAACGCAGTCTCGCGCATTGAGAAGATGATCAACGACCTGCCCTCCTCAGGAGATCCAGACGCTGCGCAGAAATTTGCAGCCGTTGAGCAGGCGCTGAACATTTCCAGGCCACACCTGGGCGAGCTCTATGACGCATACAGCACCACGCTCTCCGACATGAAACCCGAATACATTAACGCGTAATACCCCACTGGCGGCTGCAGGCAGCCGCCATGAAAAGAGTTACAGGCTATGAAGATTAAACCCGCTAACGCACGTGAATTTATCCAGAGGGAATACAGCGAATTCCCGGACACCGTTTTACACGCCGAATTATGCCGCGCGTGTGCCAGAGCTGACGGCCGCAGCATCAGAAGGGCATTAAATGCGTTCGCCAGAGCAAGAGCGGCAAAGGTTAAAAACCCGGCTCTACGCGCCGCCCTCGAAACAATGAGTATCAGCCAGTTTCCTGAAACGCAGATAACCCGAATACGCGACTGTATCGGGCGAATGGAATCCTCGCTGGTACAAAAATTCGGAGTTAAACGCTAATGAGGTATTACAACGCAAAGCCCTGCCCCTTTTGTGGTTGTCCATCTGTGACAGTAAAGGCCATCGCCGGCCATTTCAGAGTTAAATGCGATGGATGTGAGGCCCGTTCCGGCTATGAAGGCAGTAAAACGTCAGCTCTTATCCGCTGGAACCGACGCGCAACAGACAACGCCCCAAGGATTAAGTATTAAGAGTTACCAGAATGTACAAAATCACCGCAATTATTGAAAAGGCGGGAAATGCGCCGACGTCGTGGACCCGCTATTCCAAAGTAAAACTGACCAAGTCCCAATGCGAAAAAATGATTTCAGGTAAGCATGAAGCGGGCGTATCCCGCATCGAGAAGGCAACGCTGAAAAGCTTTGAATGTGTAAGAGTAAAACCAGGTGAGCTTTAAACCTGATCATTAATGTTCAACCTTCGTCACCTACTTTACGTATAGTAGGTGGCAACCTGAGATGAAGTAATGGCACAGGTAGTTTTTAACGAAGAATGGATAGTTGAAGAAGGACTGATATCCAGGACCGGTCTAGGCCGCAGGCAGATTGAAGCGTATCGCCAGAATTGTTGGGTGGAAGGCTTCCACTTCAAACGAATATCTCCTTTAGGCAAGCCAGACAGTAAACGAGGAATTATCTGGTACAACTATCCAAAGATAAATCAGTTTATCGAAGATTCATGATATGTCTAAATTACCAACAGGTGTCGAAATACGAGGTAAATATATTCGCATCTGGTTTATGTTTCGAGGGAAACGATGTCGTGAAACATTGAAAGGATGGGAAGTCACTAACAGCAATATTAAAAAAGCCGGAAATCTAAGAACGTTGATAGTTCATGAGATCAATTCCGGCGAGTTTGAATATTTAAGACGCTTCCCCCAATCCGGCACTGGGGCGAAAATGGTGACAACGAGGATCATAAAAACATTCGGGGAGCTTTGTGATATCTGGACAAAAATTAAAGAAACAGAATTAACAGCAAATACAATGAAGAAAACGAAATCACAATTAAAGACTCTCAAGATAATCATTTGTGAGAGCACCCCAATATCACATATTCGTTATAGCGACATCTTAAACTACCGGAATGAACTGCTGCATGGAGAAACTCTTTATCTCGATAATCCAAGATCCAATAAAAAAGGAAGAACGGTGCGTACTGTTGATAATTACATTGCCCTGCTCTGTTCACTGTTACGTTTTGCTTATCAATCGGGATTTATTTCAACAAAGCCGTTTGAAGGAGTAAAAAAGCTACAACGAAACAGAATAAAACCAGATCCGTTATCAAAAGCAGAATTCAATGCATTAATGAAAAGTGAAAAAGGACAGAGTCAAAATTTGTGGAAATTTGCCGTTTACTCCGGACTTCGTCATGGAGAACTGGCTGCTCTTGCATGGGAGGATGTGGATCTCGAGAAGGGAATTGTGAACGTCAGAAGAAATCTGACGATACTTGATATGTTTGGCCCTCCAAAAACTAACGCAGGGATCCGGACAGTGACACTTCTGCAGCCAGCCCTCGAGGCACTAAAGGAGCAGTACAAGCTGACAGGTCACCATCGAAAAAGTGAAATTACTTTTTATCATCGGGAGTATGGCAGGACCGAACAGCAAAAATTGCATTTTGTTTTCATGCCAAGGATGTGTAATGAAAAACAGAAACCTTATTACTCGGTATGCAGTTTAGGAGCAAGATGGAATGCAGCAGTAAAACGTGCTGGTATTCGCCGCCGTAATCCGTACCATACGCGACATACTTTTGCCTGCTGGCTGTTAACGGCAGGAGCGAACCCGGCATTTATAGCCAGCCAGATGGGGCATGAAACTGCGCAGATGGTGTATGAAATTTACGGTATGTGGATTGATGACATGAACGACGAACAGGTAGCCATGTTGAATGCGCGGTTATCGTAG